TCCTTTGTCCTTTTCTTGGCATGGGCACCGCGTGCTTGACATTATACTCATTAAACTAAACTTGTAAAGGAAACGGAGACGACTGGATTTGAACCAGTGATCCTTTTTAGGGGATGCCACCTTAGCAGGATGGTGTCATAAACCAACTCGACCACGTCTCCATAAGATCCCGCAGGGAGTCGAACCCAGCCGCATAATTTTGCAGACTATGCCCACCGCCGGATGGACGGGATCATTTATTCCTGCGCATGTTTTTGACTCCCTCCCATAAGGATCATAAACTCAAGCTGTTCCACGAGCATGTTAATCAATATATAATGGTGCTCGTGATTCATCAGTGTTGTAAGTGCTTCGTTCTGATTTACGGTGATATCGTTAATGAACTTACTAAGGATTGGGGTCTGTTTCTTTACCAAATTTATTATAGCACGCATCAGAACAGAAATCATCCCCGTCATTGAATTGCCCTGCATTTCGCTCTATAAGACGTGGTTTACCACATAGGATACAGACCCTTTTAGTCATTGTCACTTATCTCCTGTTGCGACATACACAGCGAACAAAATGAATGCTAGATAAATCCACAATGGGGATGTCACCCACCACCACGACCACGTGACATTGTCTGTAAGTTTCAGAACTAGGAAAATAAGGAACAAAACACTGGGTATTCCCAATCCTTTTTGCGTGTCAGCGCTATCCATAGTGTTCCTCCAAAATACGGAATGGGCTGGAGTCGAACCAGCGGACGTGTTACCGTCACTGCCTTTCCAGAGCAGCGCCCTAGGCCTCTAGGCGACCATTCCAAAACGGAGGGCAGATGAGTCGAACATCATGGTTTTACCCACGCACCGTGTTCGAGACGGGCTCCAGTCCACACCGGATTTACCCTCCAAAGATGGCCAAGAAGGGATTTGAACCCTTAAGCCTTTCGGCACCGACTTCTAAGACCGGCGCGTATACCAAGTTCCGCCACTTGGCCATTATTCCACTGCCTTGAAGTTATAGACCGGCTTCATTATGAAATCGATAGTCACGCTCTCACCAATGGCGTCAATGATCTTCTGCTTGTCTTTGTACGCCATCGGGGACTCATCTAGCGTGTCTTTGCTGACACAGGACGACCACACACCAACCATCTCTTTTTGGAACTCGTCTAGCTGCAATTCCCGCTTCGCACGACTTCTGGAATAGATTCTCCCAGCACCATGGGGAGCAGACATATTCCATTTTGCACTACCCTTGCCGGTTCCTATAATAGTCCCGTCACGCATGTTCAAAGGAATTATTACCCTTTCTCCTTCATGTGCTGAAATGGCACCCTTGCGGAGAATGTTGTCGGAGAAGTTTATGTAGTTGTGAACTGATTTCACACTTTCCAATTTGGAATATTCTTGTTTGAAAAACTCCTCAATGATTTGTTTGACCATGAAGTATCTATTCATCAGTGCATATCTTTGTGCTACCTTCATGTCAGTCAAGTATTCTTTGCCACCCTTGTCTATAGGCAAGAATTCAAGATCTTTATATGCGGCCCCTATAAACATTTCTCGCATAAGTTCTTTGGCGCGCTTCTGATGATATCCAGCTATGTCCAACCCAAATTTGCGACTTCCAGAATGGACGAGCAACCAAATGTTACCAGTTGCATCCTTGTCCAATTCTATAAAATGGTTTCCACCGCCCAATGTACCTATGGACTTTAATGCTCTGGTACTATCAGAACCTATGTTGCAACAAATGTCAACGATCATTGCTGGTAATTCTTCGAGCAGATTAGTATCTATTTGTTGTTTATCACTTCGTACGTGAAAACCGCTCGGAATGTTTTCGCGGATGAAGCCATCCAACTTCGCAAAGTCTACTTCTATTTGTCCAAGGTTGAACGCCTCAATTCCGCAGCCGATGTCAACACCTACTAAATTGGCGATTACATAATTATTCATCTTAGCTGTGTAGCCGATAACCGCCCCGGCTCCAGCATGGCAATCTGGCATGATTGCGATGTATGTATTTCCAAATGCTGGATGATTCAGGAAACTGTAGATTTGAGCTACAGTTGTTTCGTCGATATCGTCAATCATGACATTAGCAGAATTATATTTTCCTGTGTACGTTAACATATTTTTTCCTTAGTCGTTGTCGTTCCTTACTTCGGATCGTTTTCGTAGTGATCTCTGCACCGCAGCATCTACATTTCACTCCACCTGGGCCGACATGCCCTTTGTAGTATTGGCGCAGGTTTCTCTTGCCAGCACGTTTTCCAGCGGGCTTGCCCACGCCTTCATTATACATACGATGGAGAGTTTGTAAAGAGGAAATGTGGTATAATCATAATATGGAGGCTAAGGGAATCGAACCCTTATTTCCGGCTTGCAGGGCCAGCGTAATGCCCATTATACGAAGCCCCCTAAGAACACCATTCTTAACTGCACAAAATGGTCAGGTCACGCTACGTACCCCACGGTTAAGTGGGACGCCAAGTCCGGTGGCCTGCCTGACCTATAACATCTGAGTTATCTAGGATCACTCAGTTTAATACTGCCTAGAACAGTAGCAGATTTTCTCCTGCTCCGGAGTTGATTACAACTCGATCTCGTCCACGATCCCGACAAGCTGCTCGGAATCCAGATCATTGGTGGCGAACCGGTTGATTACGTCGAACACCTGATCGCTCCATCCACCAACGTTCAGCACGTCCTTGCGGTGCTTCGGTGCCTGTGTGTCCTTGCCAGCTTGAATGTCAATCAGCACCATCTTGGCGTTCTTGTTGCGCGACTTCAGCTGCTCCCACTCATGCATCAATGGTGTGCAGCCCCGGCTCAAATAGTAAGAGCCTGCCCAGGACTCGTTGTCGCTAACAATGATGATTAGGTCTACCTCGGCGCGCTCACGGTTGAGTAGTCGCAATGGCGCAGAGCACTCCGTAGATCCACCGCCGATGCTTCCAAGCAGTGCCGCGTTGGTCATGATGCTGTCACGCGGATTGACCCGTACGTTGACCACATTTCCCTCGAACGGGATCACTCGCGACATTGGGTTCTTGCGCAAGTACACTGCGCTTACCAAGGCTGCCACGTCGATGCAGTTTACCTTGGTGGTTGCCGTGCCCCGGTCACCCGTGATCGGGCTGGACATAGATCCGGAAACATCTGGACAGATTACGACGTTTCCGTCAAACACGTCCACGTTCTCACAGGCAATTTCCATAGCCTCTTGCAGCGCATCCGAAATCTCAGCCGGCGCATCCTCGATGTTCTTGTACGCTGCTAGCAATTGGTACGGGAACGCACGTGCGCGCTGGATCTGATCACGATCCTGCAAGCGTTCCGCCACCAGCTTGACCATCTTCTTTCCGTCCCTGCCGTCGAACACACCATGCCGCTTGAACGTGTTGATGTTCATGCGGGTCATCATCCACTTTGCGTTCTTGGCAATCTCCTTCCAAGCTGCAGTATCCAATTCCAGCGAGGTTAGGTACTGGAAGGAAACATCCGGGACTTCCTCTGCCTTGCCTGCCTTGAACAACTCGTACTCCTTGACGATCTTCGGCAGGTAGCGCTTGTTGTACTCCTTGCCCAGGATGTACGCGTAGAAGGCATTGCGGGTCTTATCCTTCGGCTTCGGGTGAACCATCTTCACCAGATCGGCCAAAGATACACCAGCGCCTACGGCATCGCGGAATAGCTGCTCGTCAGTGCGACCGTCAAGCCAGCCACGGATGATGTTACGAGGAGCCGTACCGAAGCTCTTACGCCCGGTTACACCGCTGCGGATGATCTGAGCAAACTTGCGCAGCTGTGTGCCGTTGTCGATGGTCTTGGGAAAGATCGCCCTTACTAGATCGATCTCACCACGACCAACTAGGTGCGCCGTCAAGAAGGCCGGCATGTCCTTCATATAGCCCTTGTCACGGCTATACACTGCCACCTTGGCGATGAACTCTGGATCGACCTTGGTGCATAGATCTTGGGTATCGTTCATTAGTTCATCTGCGTGTGCATAGAAGATGTCATTGAAACAGTTGGTGACGGCATACTGAATGAGCGCATGCTTATCACTCATCTTGTATGCCAACCCACCCGCGCGGTTGCGAGTGTCCGACTTCGGGGCCATCTTACCACGGGTTGTTGAGAATAGACGACGGTTTACCATAACTTCCCTCCGATGCATTTCCCTTTCGGGAACGATTATGCCGAGAGTACAACGAAAGTTTGAACGCTCTCAGCGATAAAACTATAAAATGGGGTGACAAGGTTTTGTAGAGATTTAGTCGGTTAATGATGTAATCCCTACAAGCATTCACCCCAATACTTTTGGGCAACGAAATTTGGAAAGACTTTTTACCGGAGTCCTGGCGTTAGACGACAGCCCGATGGTCGGGCTGGCAGGAGTTAAACCTACGTTACCGGTCCTGTATGTAGTCCTTCCGGCATTTGCCCAAAACTGAAAATAAATTGGCCAACGAGTATTGGAAAGATTTTTGTCTGCCGCTCTACCTACTGAGCTATACTACCATACAAAGTATGGCAGCAGCAGGACTCGAACCTGCGACCAACAGTTTATAATGTAATCCTTCCTGCATTTGGCCAAAGCGAAAACTTAGAAAATTTGGACAACGAGAGTTGCGAGACGGTCAACCCGGGTATGACGTCCGGGCGCTCTACCTTAGAGCATCTCGCCCAATCAGAGATGGAATCCCGGTTGTGGGCGAGATAGGAATCGAACCTATTATGATGATGTAGTCCCGCTGGCATTTGTCCAAAACTAAACTACTTTACCCGACGAAAGGTGGAGAGACTATTTTAAGCGTGCTACCGTTACACTAATTATACGGAGTTGAACCGTTCCTCCTCTTTATTAGAGATGTAATCCCTCTGGGCATTCGGGTAAAACGAAAATTAGATTGCCCAACGAAATTTGTCGAGACGTTGGACCACCCCCCGAGGGTGGTCATCTTTATCAGAGATGTAATCCCGACTGGCATTTGGGCAAATAGTTACCCGACAAGAGTAGAAGAGACATTTATCACATAAGATGTAGTCTCTTCAGCATTCGGGTAATCTTTAGTTCCGATTGTCACAGAACGATGCTACTAACAGTATACTACAAGTTCATAGTCGAGAGGGGGAGATTCGAACTCCCAACCTGATGGCCCCAAACCACCCGCTCCGCCAGTTGAGCTACCCCTCGATATCGGGGAAGTCGGCTTTGATCCGACGGCCTCCTGGTCCCGAACCAGGCGCTCTACCAGACTGAGCTATTCCCCGGTATAGGCCCAAGTGGGTTTGAACCACTTACCTAGCGGTTATCAGCCGCTCGCTCTACCAAGTGAGCTATGGGCCTAAAACTGGGGTTTGGTTGTGGGAAGCGCATCGCGTCTCCGCTCACGAGTTGACAAAGCATCTCGTGCAACCCTTACGGCCACCGACCCCAAAGGCCATATCAATCCTCGATCAGTTGGATCGAGGACGCGTGTTCCATATTGACTTGCCGCTCCGATTGTCAAAGAACCCAGAAGCTATAGCGGGGGTCGGATTCGAACCGACCGCCCGAGGCGTATGAGGCCCCAGTCTGCCCGAGCAGCCCCGCAGTTACAATCAGTCTATACCACAGACCAATTTAAATAACTGTGGCCCGGATTGATACTAACCAGTGGGGGGAACTGATTAGCCCAAAACGGGCCACAAGATTGTCAAAGAACTTCTTACGGAACCAATGCTGCAACGAAGCTTGGGAACCACTTCATGAACTCGCTTCGTGTCTTTTCTCCCCTGTACTCTTTCACGCCGAGCAACTCTGGTATACTCTCCGTAGGCTGCTTGACTACTTCGCGCAGGTATTTGAGTAACGCTTCCGTTACCTGCAGCTTCCCGTTCTGCGCGGGCTCCAACCCAGTAATGACTACTGGGAAGTGCTCAAGCCTGCTTACTGCCTTACCCCGTCCCCGGACCTTGAACAGAGGATCGCAGGGGTTCATGAACGAGAATCCTACTTTCATGGACTTCTTTTCCAAGTCCACCTCGCAACATGCTGTAACCGCCCCGGCCACATCAACCTGTGTTTTAGGGTGGCCATCTAGGACGATCTTGGTGCGGAAAGTTCGAAAAGTTGTGTACGGATTCGGGGTCATGACGCTCTCCAGTTCTCCTTCGTTATTGGTCGCTGGTCTACATTATACTTCTGAAACATGCGTTGTCAAGGAAAAAATGTTATTAGCTTCTAAACATTGGATTTATAAGTATAATGTTATCAAAATAAATCTGAAACTGTCCATAATCTTGAAGAGGCTGTACCGACTAATCAACTCGGGCGGTACAGTAATGGAAAGCGGAACGTGCTTTACAGAACACTATAAGCGCTAGTGGGAATTGCCATTATTCCGCTTTTTGCATTCTTCAATTATTTCTTTTACGCGCTGATCCAAGGAATCTACACCAGATGGCAGTGCTCCAAGGGCCACTACTTTGCCCTTCATGTTAGTGTATAACGTCTTGTTTTGTTTGAATTCATTAACAAAGTTGTCAGTTGCGGCTGTGTCCAAGACCCGATCCTCCTTCATTAGTTTTATGGGTGGAAGCTAGGAAATGTAAACTAAACATTCGTACTTCTCAAGCTCCTCAAATTTATACCAAGTCATTGTCAGCATGGAATTGGCAATTGCTACGCCCGGCATCATTGGATCTTCGTGTGTGGACTTGAATTCCAAATAAATTGTACGGCGTCCTGAACCTTGCGTAAATGGGAATGCATCAACTACTTCTCCTGGTACAATACTAAAAGAATCAAGAATTTCGAAAGCGACAGTTAGTGCTTGGCCGGGTTCATCGAAGCGCCCATTCCCATCTAGACCAGCACCAGACAGTTTTTCATTTATCTTTTCCCGCGTCTTTGGATCTAACCTATTGGTCTTTTGTGCAATCATCGTCTGCGGCATCGGGCTGTCTTCTTGCACTTCCGTGACTCTATTAAATGCTTCTTCCATATCTTTAGGTACTGGCTCTCTCGGACCGCCCTTTTTCATTTCTTCATCAACGTGTGTCCAGAAATACCCGGGGACAGGATATGTACAGTTCTGGCATGGTGTGTCTCGCCAATAGTCTACGCGCTGCATGCTTTTGCATTCTGGGCATAGCGTTATGAATGCTCTTCCCCTACGGACAAATTCATTTGCAGCTTTTTCCATTTGTGCAAGCCGTTCGTAGTAATCTGCCATTTCCTTAAGATGCGCCCAGGCGATCTTTGCAGCCGCTTCCAGATCGTCTCCGATTACATCTGTCTCTGGGTCACTAGATCCGTGCTCTTGTTCTACTGTGATTCCCTTAGCTAAAGATTCCGGGGAGAATTCTACTTCTTCCCAGTTGATCCCTATCTTAGTTCCAATCTCCTTAGCCTCTTCTGCGGTGATTTCCGTTTCGCTGTGCTCGTGAGGGTCCATGGGGTTACCCCCCGCACGCAACGGAACGCCTATACCAACTTCTCTGGCGTAGTCCTCCATTAGTTCGCGCACATCGTATGGATCCATGTGTAATTGAATCGCAAGCTCTTCTAGATCCGATTCCGAAGGATTGCGGTGTTCCAATAACCACTCTTCGGCCTCTTCCAGGGTTGGAAGCCGTTGTTGTGTCGGAGCCGGAGTTTCTTCATAATCTGGATTTACCGGGGTAGAATATTGTCCAGTTCCTTCTGCTGGTTCTTGGTTGAGTGCCGTCTTTTCAGATGCCACTGCTGGCCGCATTGCATATGGTTGATCTTGTACCTCAATAGGAATCTGGTCGCTGGGCATCATAGAACTAAGTTCTTGCCGGATCAAGTTGGCGTCCTGCGAATTGTCAAAGCGGATCTCATCACCGATCAATCTATAGGAGCCGGCAAACTGTCCACCACTATACAACTCATTTACCAGGGCGGCTACATCTCTAGAATCAATGTATGGATAGTCGCCAATACTGATACTGTCCGCAGGCATAAATGGAGCTACTGCAGCGATAATCTCATCGACCTTCTTGCTGGGATGCCCCAATAGGGGAAGTTCCTTTAGAAGATCAGCAAGCAATTCTGGGTCGCTAATGAATGGAAGAATGTCCATACCGTCCAGTACGGTTAATACCTCCATTACAACATCATTGTCTGGCTCTTCATCGTCCATTGGATTTCTGCGGTCCGGATGCTCAGCCTTACCCTCTGCCAGCCCTTTTCCTACATCTGAATACGGGCCATCTCCAGGATTTTTACCAGGAGTACCGTCGTCAAATAATGAGGCCGGCTTATTTATAAGTGCACTGGCCATCTTGATCCCTCCAAGCATACGGATAGCCGTCTTTACTCTTGCTTCCTGCAAAGTCTTTGAGGAACGTGCCAGCCATTCTTTATTTTGTGACACGTCGCGTATGGCGAATAGCCACGAAGAAGAGAGTGCAAATCGATCCATGCTACCATTTGCACACAATAATTTGGATCCCATCTCTTTGATTATGGCAGCAGCTGCCGTTTTTGCGTCTGGGTAAACAACGTGCCCAATGGGAGTTTTTGAACTGTACCACTGGACACGAACTTTACCATCTTTCTGATCTGACATCTCCGGGAGAATCGCCGCATACAAATCCACGCCGATCCCTTTATATTCTGTCCCGATTTTTGCAACACCAAAAATTGCAGATTCACCGTCCAGCGGCGTTTCCTCCGAAGAAACCTTATTAAGTTGCCTCATTGGTTTCCCCGGTTTCTGAATGAATTGCTGTTGAATAGTTCTATCCTCTACTGGAGAGCCTTGCTCACTCTGTGTAGAGGGTGTACTTTGCGTAGATGGTGCACTAGGAGACACAGGTGTCGGTGTAGAGTTGTCAGTAGTGGGCGCACCGGGAGACATCGGAGGTTGCGGAGTAGTGCTTGAGGGATTCTTTACTTGATCCTCAAACTGTTTTACTATCTCCTCTGATATACCCATATCTTTAAGTAGCTGGGTAATTTCCGGAATGTCACTAACGTTCATTTGCGCAGTGTTATACACGCGTACGTCTCCCTCATACGGACCGGTGTATTGCTCTGTACTGGGTCCGGTGCTCAAGTTTAGCTCTGTCCAGGCGTACTTCTTTCCGCAGGATGCACAAACGATGTCTTTACCATGCTCACCGGCTTGCATTCCATTTTCATTACCACAGTGTGGGCATGTGGAAGATCCTCCGTGCATCATTCCGCCCTCTGGAACCATGTCCGTATTTGTTTCATCCAGAGGTGAGAACTTAGTGTAATTTGGCCTGGCCTCTTCTACTTCTGCTGGGCCTTGCTGCTTGTACGGAAACGCGCGCTTATTAGTTGCGTCTTTCATTTGCAGTGTCTCTGCGACGTCTGACACTTCTTCTTTGTCAACGCCGCTTTTAAAGATTCTCTTTAGCTTCTTGAGAAGATCTATGTACTTGTACTTTTCGAGCATCTTATACCGCACGTTTCCCGGTGCCTTGTGCCTGTCATCTGCCGGTGCGTTTCGGTAGGATTCGTCACGGTCTTCTTTTATTTGTTCGTACTCTTGGACTAGCTCTCCCAGGATGCGATTAATTTCTTGCAGCTTTCCCTCCATCTTTTGCATGAGCCGGTCTGGATTCCGAACTGCAGAAACAGCCTCCTTAATAAGTTCATAATCTACTGTGTACGTTTTCGTTTCCTGAATCAATTTGTCCAGGCGAGTCATTGTCTCAATAGTTTCTTGGCGCTCTTGTCCAAAGATCTGATCTGGATCAAACGATTCATCGTAAAGCTCTCCACTTTGTACCATCTGTCCTTGCTGAATGCTATAAACCGGATCACGGTCTGTGATCCCAAGTGGAGATTGCCCTAACTTTGTTTGTTCTCCCTGTATAACAATTGTAGCATTGAACGGATGCTCTGTCTCTCCAAGCTTGATGTCGTGAATAAGGTCTATCGTTATTTCGTAGAGTTTATCTCCAGTGATTCCTGGATAAACACTTTGAACGACTTCCGGATTCAATAGGAGCCTAGTATCCACATCGGTTTTCGAGTTGTACTGATTTGTAAGGATCGATCCGTATATGAATACATCTATAATTGCCTCTGCTGGAAGATGCAAGTCATCGAGGAAAGATCCTACAATATCTTCTATCGCCGTTAAGATCTCTGGTTGAAGCTTTAGCTGATCTGCAGAAACGTTCCAAATAGACGGATCTAACTCGTCCCTTGGATAATCAATGATTGAAGCGTGTGTCTTTCCCATTATGGTGTGTCCACCGGATTCTTCCTGAACACGGAGCCCATAGGTATTTTCTAAGTGCCCAATCAAATCTTTATTTACTACATCTAAAGACAATACGGCGTCTGGATCCATGTCCTTAATTTCATAATTAAACTTATCAACGGCAATCTTGATCAATGCGGCCCCAAGTCCTTGTCTACGATAGTTACTGTGTACTGCAATATCAAATGAGTATTTACCATCTAAGTAATTATCCATCAAAGCAGACACAAGCACGCCACCGCCCCCACCAGCAAAATCTGGATCTACATGACCACAAACAAAGTCTTTATCGGACAAGAATGTGATGCCGGATTGCTGTGCCAATGCCCACGGATCTGCATTGACTAGATTTGCATCGTCAAGTTCCTCTAAGCCATAATATAGTTCCAGATCTGCCATGTTGTAATTACTCGCCCTTAACCTGCATGCGCGGAACAACGTACTTTTCCGGTGTAATGGCTGGTGCTGGAGGCTTGATACCGACTGTGCCATGCATTGTTGTGTACATTCCAGACTTCATCATGTCTATGTACGCTTCGAGCTTAGCAATCTTTATTGCCTGCTCATTAAACTTGCTTTCCAAGGAAGGGATCACTACATTGTCTAATTGGACAACTGTCTTCTTTATTTCACCACTTCCAATAACTGCTGTAACAATTACTCCAATAACTGCGAGTAATGCGGCAAAGTATGGTCCCAGTACCTTTAGGAATTCAATCTTGGTCTTCGTCTCGTCTGCCATGGTGTACCTCTAGAAGTGCTGATTGAAGACGGCTGCAAGGTGCTTACATATAATGTTGCTGAGTGCTTTTGGTGCGCGTCCTTCTGGATATTCCCGTGGGGCAGGTACACCCTCAGGTATTAATTCAGTGTCTCGTGTTTCCAGTTCGTACTGCGATCCGTGCCATAAATATGCTGGGCAGTTATGCACTATTATTCCCTGTTCTAATAAAAAGTTTTCATACTGCTCTACGGACAAATCGTACACTGGTACAGGCTCATCAAAGTTTACTACTCGCACGCTTATGACCTTGTGATTTTTGTATTCGTTTTTCTGCTCTCCGTTAACGTAGGATTTAACCTCCAATGAACATTTGCGCATGTCGGTCGGTAACAGTGGCCTGTATTTGTCAAGTATCGCTTCTTTGTTGCGGCTCCACCAATATTGCACCCGGTCAAAAGAGGAAAAGAATTTGTTGTAGTGCGCGGCTCCGGGGAGTTTATATGTTTTGTACGTGTTTGGAGTAAGTTTTACACCATGTATAGTTTCTGTAATGTAACACGACTTCATAATTTTACCAATTTGTTGATGCCGCTTTATAACATTAGATTTATTTCTTACGCAATTTTTCTTATTATATTCTTTCATTCTCTTGGACAAATTTTCGCGATATTTTTCTGATGTACGAGCATGGAACGCGATCATTCGTTTTCTATTTATTTCTCTTACAGATCTATTTGTAATCGCATTGATTGATTTTTCAAGTATTTTCCTTCTTCCACATTTATTTATGTTACTCCAAAATGCCGTTTTCCTATTACTTATTTGTTTTCTTCCGTCTATACTCTTTGTCCATGCGATTCCTAGAGCGCGCCCATTAATAATGTTTTGTTGATTTTTCTTGTAAGACGAGACGCCCGCACGTTGTACGTGTCCTAGCATTTCATTTCTTCTATTGTCCCACAGGTTTTTTAGGTTCTTATTATTTTTTGCTACTGTTGAATGGTACAACAGATGTTCATTATATCCTTTCCATTCTAAATTTTCTGGCGTGTTATTATGCTTATCAAAGTTTTTGTGGTGCACAACAACAGTGTCTTCCATTTTTAAGCTGTTATTTTTTTCATCTGGTAGCGCACATTCTGCAACCTTCCTAAATACAAATCTCCAACCAGGCCCAGTGTTGGATTTATACTGTAGATAGTCTCCCGATGAACTAGTAGAGTATATCTTTTTGTCTCTCAAATACAACGGCATTAATGATGTTCCCGGGGTCAAATCTTTAGCATATACATATTCGCCAGTGCGCAGCATGAATCGATGATTTCCAGTGCACTTTACTGTACTTCCATTATCTAATGTTACATAATATAGTTCTTTTACATAATTAGTTATTCCCAAGCTTTTAGCTTTTCCGGGAACAAATTCTCCATTCTTGTCTGTGGAGTACACCCAGAAGTGTTTATCAGATCCATATGTAGTATATAGTTCTTTCATACTAACTGTTTTACCATCTAATAGTGGTATTTTAGTATCTTCAGTAAGACAATTACAGTGTACCTTTACATCGGAGTTTATCAAATCTGGATATGCTGCATATACTGTTGGCCACTGCTCGGTAGACTTAACTAATAGTTCTCCTGGTTCATCTGGGAGAATGTCCGCCGGAAGAGCCTCAACGGCCTGTGCTAAGCGTAGGCGGGCTCCAGTGTACCATGGGTATAGATCGCCCCAAGGTTTCTTTTGTTGTGCGGGCGGTCCAGGAGCAGGGGACAGTTCCTGTGGCTCTGGTTCTAATTCAATGTCTGGCTCTGGTATTTCTGGTTCCTCTACAGGTGCCGGCGGTGGAGGCAAACCCAATTCCCCACGATCAAATTGTACAAGATCCTGCCAATTGTCAAACATTATAGTTTGGATCCACGTATTTATAGAGTATGCCGAGGTGGTGTTGAACTGCAACAGGCCACCAATTGGATCGAAGTGAATCAGCTGGGAAGTGCATGTTGCGGCTCTAGCATCAACCCAATCCGGAGTACTGGCACGAAGGTCCAGGATGCTTGTGGCCAATATAATCAAATCAGCTTCTCCAAATCTTGCAGTGCCGCCAATGCGTCTGACATCTTTTGCTTTTTCAGGTTAACCATTCTATCTCGGTAGTCTAGCGCAGTTTCCCGGAATATTTTAGCAAATGTTTCTAATCCTATAATTCCGGGATGCCCAGATTCAGATAGTTGGTTCAGTACACCGTGTTGTATGTCTCCGCACATATTGCTCACAATTATGCTAAGCTCTCGGATTACATCATCTATAAACGCTTCCAAGAATTGAGCTACAAGTACCTTTGGAGCACGCAGCGCACTGACGTCTTTTATGAAGTCCCTGGCCTCTTTGTTTAGTTTGGCCTGCTGTTCAAGCAGATCCATTATGTTAATGTCATCAAGTTCTTTGTCCAGGGCACCGCTCTCATCTCGGGTATCTACCTTAGTTGCTATTTTTTCTTGTAACTTGCGTGTGCGCTTAACAAAAAGCTGCGCCATCTTTACAAGATCTTCGTACGCCTTTTCTAGATCTTGACTTGTTACAAGTTTAACCGAGGAACTGATAGGCTCAAGCGCCTTTGCTATCGCCAGATTCACTCCATCGGTACGCTTTGCTAGGACTTTGTTCAGGATGTGCTTGCCAAGAACATGCTTGTTGAAGTGGTGATTAATGTCGGTGTAATCAACCCCCATCTTGTATGTTTCTTTTATATACTTACGAATCTTCTCGTAACCAAACTCTTCCTCCATCTTTCTGTGGTGAAGATCTCTCAGATGCTCTGGGGACATCCGACATATTCTACAGGATGCTTCACCGTAGGGACAAAGCTCTAATTGTTCTGCAGTAAGGGGCGGTAGGTTTTTTTGCTTTGGCATGGTATCATTTTCTTCGTTTCGTTAAAGGCGCTCTGTCAATAACAGACTCCATTCAGTTGGATCTATTGGAGCGCCAAACATTGGGCGTTCGATTATATCTTCGTGATGAAACGACTGTGTTGGGGTCATTGGCTTGTCTATCACTGGTTTTGTGTTTTCTGCATCTTCAACTATCTTATCTATCAGTTCCTGCGAAAATACATGGCGCTTTTCTCTATAAAAAGCAATAGACGGTTTTTGAAATTCACCCTTGTACAATGGTATTGCTAATGATATGCGGATCACACGTTGATTACGTGTAACTACTTCTGCATTGACTTGGATAACTCCTACAACTTCAACGAATGCCTTATGTGTATCTTCAAATCCACGAATATTCCCAAGCTGAAATGTTGGTGTAGATGGTAGATTGAAGTCTGTAAGAAAATCACTGGCAAACCCAATGGCCGCTTGTGTTATCTCGCCAATTTTGGTGTTCCTATTGTAACCTACACCGATAGGTACATCCGGCATCTCCGCTGGATCCCGGCTACGATCTACCGCTAGAACTTCTGACGCTTCGACGCGCATGGTTTCTACCGATCATGCAAAAATTCTGGACCGTCTGGGCCTTCGTATTCCGGAGAACTTACATTAAATGCTGCCCCACATTGTGGACATTCCATATGAGTAGATGGGGGAAACATTGGCACATTGAACTTTGGATGCTGTGTGTCTAGATCATGCATAAAGGTATACCCACATTCTGGACAGGTTACCTGCTTCTTAGTCCTGAGCGCCTCTTTAGCGATGTCTCCGCCACTGTCCGTTCCATGTTGTTCTGCATCGTTAATTATATGACCCTCGTCAAGTCCCTCGGCTGTATAAGCTAGATATCCCTCGGTTAAGATTGATATTGCTTGCTCACGATCTTCAAATTGCTCCCGAAGATCTTTGGAGAATTCATCTACTATTTCATTTAATTCGTCTACTGCATCTTGCGTAGGCTTACCAGATGTAACATCTATAAAATAGGACATCGGCATAATATCTTTTTTTGTTTTCTCCCACAGGGCATCTCGGTATTCTTCCCCAAATTGGTATCCCCACACAAAACATTGCTTGTGCGGGGCATACGTGTATGGGGAACGTATACTAGTTTGTGCTAAAACTTTTGAGGCTTCAACACGCATTTTTAATTTCCTTACAATTTTTGGTTTTTGTCACGTTCAATACTTTGCGTCAAGTCAGTATACCCACTTGCTTGATCACGCTCTTCATGGTGCGCTACTGCATCGTCGCTTTCTTCTTTTGCATAAATGCTTATATCAGTTTTTGCAAATCTGTCTTTATGTACCTCAAATACTCTAGCAAATTCCTCTGCTGACATTTCAAAAGTCCTACCATCAAATGTTTCCGTTAAAATCTCCATCCACTGATCCCCCCACTCATCCTGCAATTCTTTCAAATAATTATCATCTTTATGGTAATCCATCTCCCATGTTTGTAAAATATCATAAGCTTCTTGCAAGCAGCTATCGCCTGAAGCGTGATACCTGTTTTGGTCTACATAAATAGCTGCTTGGTGTGGCCCATAACCTTGTACGTTAAAAACAATAGCTGCATGAACGGGATCTTCACTCCCTAAGTCAACGGTGCCTTCTCCGCCTACAAATATGGCCGCTTCAAGGATCCTTTCAAACTCTTCTATACCACCAGCGGTACCCCGCTGTGCTATTACCTGCTTCTTAGTCCTACGTGCTGTTTTAATGATCTTAGCAACCTTTTCCAGATCCTTCTTTTTATACTGCTTGACCTGGAACGGGTCTAGCACAACAAGGTATTCCTTGCTGTCAGGAATATAGTCTACGACAGAGCCGTACCGACCCTCATCCTCGACATAGACATGCTGGCCAATGTTGAACTTGACTTCCTTGGCAGCATGCAGGGCAGTAACTTGCTCTACATGATCTTCCCACGTAGTCGTGCCCTTTCTAATTCTGGCTAATTTGCCATTTTTGGCCAGCACAATTAAATTCTTTAGCCATTTGGCTGCCTGGCCATCGCCAGAGAACTCAAACGCTTTTGTGTAAATTCCCAGGTCATCGACAGAGATGAACCCGCTGGGATTGGCTTCACAACGCTGCCGTGCTAGTACGCGCAGCCGTGGAGCCTGTTCCGCAACTAGCTTTTCAAATTCTACATTAGAAAGAACTCTCATCGGGGTCATCCTCCGTATTTAAACACTTTTCTGTGTTGGTTCCCTATAAATTTCGCTTTTGTCTGGCTGCTTTTCATCGTAGACGCTTACAGTATACCACCCTTCAGGATCAATCCATACTTCTACGGGCGCAGAGAGATCTGATACGGTATTTGTTTCAACAATCTTTTGTAAAACCATATCAACATCTACCCGATCTGGTTGTATACCAAACACCTCTGCTGCCATGTCAGCCCAGTCTGTGTCAGACATTGATAAAATGGCATCGGACACGTTCGTTGGCCGCGTACTCTTCTGCGCGTTGTATGGATCGCCGTAGAACTCTGGCGAGAAGGAATGGCTATATGAAGCGGTGCGCCGTTGATTGAGCAAATCGACTGCATTAGCTAGATGAATCATTGCCATTGCTACATTTCGAACTTCTTGTACTTGACCAGGAAGTGGCCCACCTGTAGATACCCACTCGTGCATCTCAGAGATGCGGTCAACCAACTCAACAGATGCCTGCGCTAATTGTCCTGCCAATTCCTGCTGCGGGTAGGACTTTAACGCATTCTCTGCAAGAATGGCTACAGCTTCTGACGCTGTTATCAACTCGTTGTACATTACATCGAAGTCCATAACTAGCTCCTACAATTGCCCTGTGGGAATAAGGGGCGCTTCACCTTCGCCTGGGGATGGTTCGCCTAGCTCCTCTTCCTCTCCCGGGGAGAACTGCGCATATTCATCCTCAAGCCGTTTGAACTCCATCCGGGCTTCATCGCCCGTTTCAAACCGATTGGTCTGAACAAAGCCTTGCTCACTCTCATAAAGAATTGCTCCGCCAAGAACTTCTGTGCCCGTTTCGCTCATAATGTTCATTGGTGGATCAAACGTGACTAGACTATAGACTCCGAAATACTCATCTCCTATTGTTTCATCGGCAAACCCATTGGCCCATTGGCTGTAGATAAATTCATCTACATTGTCACTGAACTTTCCAGGACCACCCGGTTGGCTGGTAATCGTACGCGAATTCTCATCTATGCCACCAATATCTTGTGCGCGAATTACCTTAGCGCGTTTCACAGTGGTATCGGTTGCGTCGAAGGCAATACGAAGTGCCCTAGGCATCAGACTTGCTGCAACCGGTGCTGGGGCTGACTCTGGAACAGGCTCTGCTGGCGCAGACATTGGAACCTGCGGTGCCGGTGCCACTGGAGCCGGGGCTGCTACAGGTTGCTGCTGTTGCGGTTCAGTTACATCCTGTGGTACGGCGATCTCGTCAAAGATCTTCTGGCGTGCATCCTGGTTAACGATCCGTTCAACCTCGGCAGTTGCCGCCTGTGCAAGCTGTTGAGACACTTCTTTTATAGCTTGTTCAATGAAAGCCATTGTCTGTTCTGGGCTAGCTGATGTTTTCGACTTCATTGCGGCGAGCAGTTTGGTTTGAGTCAAGATCCAACGTTTAGCTTCGGAGCTAAACATGTTGGGGAATGCAGATTGTGCTTCAATACGCATATTACCCTCTATCTTTTCTAGGGTCCTCGTGTCGTACTTCTGACCCCGGCCTAATCCTAGTCCAACACCGTTCTGTGCGAAGCAATTTGGGCACATGTTGGCCCATGGACCCATACGAGTTGCACCATCGACCCACCAAGGTTGATCTGCGATGGGCGCTCCACAAATATCACACTGCTCCGGAGCGGAACCCACCCACTTTTTTACCGGAAGGGCCTCTACTCGTAAAGATGCTCTCCAACGGTCTTGTCCTGGATCTTTGTTAATACTATCTTCCGGGGAGGCTTCATCTAGCTGCTGCTTGGCGGAGAAATCCGTTTTTACAGTGCCCCCCGCTGCTAACTTAGTGGCCTCTTCGAGAGCCTGCTGATATATGGACTGGTTCCAGCTTGGATCCATAACTTCGTATGTCCTAATTGGATAACCAGCAACTTCCCATATGATATAAGCGTTCTTCCACTTGCTCCAAGAAATGGTAAGCTCTTTCTTAGCCACATGCCTGGAGTACTTATCTATACCTCTGGTTTCTGCACCGTACTCAGCATCGATGGCATCGTCAGCGTCATCCCACAGTTCGTAGTTTTCGATTAGTGGTAGCTTCAGTCCGTGGTCTTCGTGATCGTCACTCCAGGAAACTCCGTGCCCCATGGACTGCATTGCAAGGTACCAACCAAAGGACTTTTCATCTTCGGCAGACCACGTCGTTAGGTCTGCTTGTTCTTGACCCTGACCAAGCTCTAGCTGCTCGCTTCCGAACCCGGGCGGCCTGAACGTGTCGAGGTTAACACCATTGGTTGTCTCTATGGTCTTCTTTAAATCCTCTGCAATCATGTAAGCTTTTTGAGGAACCTCTGGCATGACCTCGGTGATCTCTGTACCAGAGAGGTGACCACTAAGTCCACGCTCGTCCATCTTGTCCGCCCAGCAGGTTGCCCATAGCGCACGTGCCATGCCTTCAATTAGATAGCTGGAAGCGGTGACGCGGAGAGATCCTTCACTCTTCTTAGTCTCCGTCCGCTTCTTGGAAGGAGACATCTTGTGGTACCAGATTGACCCTACTGTAGAATCAACCTGCTCTTGAGAATAACTTGGATTCTTCTCTTTTACTTCCTTAGTCATTCTATCCCAAAATTCCTTGGGCGGTTTGGATGGCATTTTATACCTCTTTTATAGCATGCTTCAAATTTGTGTATCTTTGTGCACGATAATGCATAGTGCAAAGATTTTTGGCCAAACATTTATGTTCACAGCCTGGAATAGTGCAATGACTTGGCTGAATGTGACATTTTAGTTCTTTGCCTTTCGCAGACATGTATTTGTCGTACTTTCTAGTTAATCGCATTCCAGTGGAATCTTTGTATATATAATTACAAATTCTTAAGGCATCACCATGTCCAAAACCCAATTGATAAATACTGCTCGTAGTAGATATACAGCCACCATACGCAAGATTACATCGTTGTAATTCTTTCAATACATTATTTAAGAATTTCTTTGATGCAGATGCAATGCTAAGTGTCAGATATCCATCTTTTTCAGACCGACTAATGCATCCGTCTCCTTCTACGACGCCACGCAGAAAATGACTGAACGTCTTATTGGACACACAACTTGGAATAAATTCCTTCCCGGACTTTTTTCCCGGTGAAAAGCCTAACTTGACAAGACGATTAACTGCATCCTGTCTAAATTGTATGTGATACGCAGCCTTCGCAATATATTTTGTGTTTTTCATGGGGCCGCTTTGAGTCACAGATATCTTATTTTTGTACTTTGTTTTTTCTTTCATTATATCTATTATTTCTTTATCTGTAATACCTAATGCCACACTATTCCTTTTGGACACATGACCATCTGCCATTATCCATCCAAGGAACCAACTTCTAAACGGCGCATCTTTATTTAGAAATGAAAGATCGTACGCACCAAGTTCCCGGCCCTTGTTTATACATGATCTGGAACAATACACACGTTCATTATATTTGCTTTTTAGCACTGTGAACGTTTTATGACAACATGAACATTCTTTAGTTGTCCTTCCTAATCTAGACACCTCCTCCCCGAAGCACTGTTTGGAACAATACTTAGGTTTCTGCGACAGCCAGGCCTGGAAAATCTTACCACAGTTCTGGCATGTAATATTTGTTTTAATTCCCACTTACTTTGACTTTTTGTTATCTTTGCGGGTTGTATAATCCTTCACGAGTTCTTTCGCAAAATTTAAATCTCCGTACGATTCTGCGTAGTAATTCTCAAGTAGCTTCTTTTCCTTCTCTACACTGTACATTCCAAGCTCTTTGCCAGCGACCAAGCGCTTCTGGTTTCCGATCTGGACAAACGCGTTGCCGTAATCGTCGAACCGCAAGATGCGTCCAGGACCGTACGGAGTGTTTGCGATATCTCCAGCCTTTAGATCGCCTTCATCGGCCTTTACTTCGATGTCATCGTTGTTCCGATAAAGAAGCAGGCCATCTTCACTGCGCTTCAATGTCCAGATCTCGTTCACAGTGGAATCAACGGCACGCTTATATATACCGGTTCCAATAGCTACGAATTCCGGGGGGATGTCGTTCATGCTCTTGATTGGGATAGATTCGGTAGCTGGGGCTAGACTAATCAGGACGATTCCCTGGTCGGAATCCACCTGAGCCATGTCCCATTCAATTTCGTGTGTTGGATACGTCTTGGCGACGAGGGTAACCAAATCTTCCTCTGCTGGATGCCCTAACTGCGTGTCAAAGCGTACCGCTGCCGTAAATCTACCTGCCGTGCTTTTGGCATCGGTTGCGATTTGCAAGTCTGCCCGGTAACCGCGCTTAGCCAGTGCTGCCTTTAGTGTTGATACAAACTGGGTAGCTACCTCAGTCTTGTCAACGTTCAGGCGGTGGCTGATCTTCTGAAGCTTCTTTAGATTGGCGATACTCATTTTACACGTCTCCTTCTCAATTTTTTATTGAGGTTTTTACTTTCAAACTGTTACTGGAAAAAGAAAGGGCGGGATTACTTTGTTCTTGGAATCCTGCTAAACAACTTTGCCGGCCTATTTTTCTTACGTTTCTTGGCATATGTATCTTTACGTTTTCCCGCCGCATTATTTGCCATGAAGGCTAAATAATCTGGGCCACAGTATTTCGCTATGATTGAATAGAAGTATGGGATTGATACACCGAGCGCGCCGCACTGTGCTTTTATGCTTCCGTACTGTCGTGTTGTTTCCTTGAGGATGTCTACAATGTCCATCTTGAACTTGCGTTCCAAGGATATTATTTTTCTTGGTTTTTTCTGGAAACATTCGCGGCAGCACCAAAGATAGGGGCGTAGCATTCTTTGGATACTTACATTCTGTATTGGTTTTCCACAAACTGCGCAAGTCAAAACCTCGCGACCTGCTTTTATCCAATCCTGCAGAAGCTTGTTTTCAATTTGCAGCCAATCTATGTTCGTTTCGATGTGTCGTTCAACAGCATCGTTGTCGTACGCACTACTATATAGCATAGTTTACTCCAAATTGTTTAACTTATGTTGTCGTATTCTTCCGTTTTCGTAAGCGTATTTGATCCTTGGCGCAGCTTAAATATAGCACTTTCGTAGATTTTTGTTATCTCCTCTATGGAAAGTCCTTCAATTTCAGCTATTTCTTGAAAAGAGAGTTTCGCGCCAGTAAATTCGAGTTGTTCTGCGAGGACCCAGAAACAGCGATTATATCTAGAGTTGCAGACGTACCAATCACATACGGTGCAGTCACAAGGCAGGAGCGGTAATGTCATGCGTCGTAAAACGCATTTATGCACAAACATGGCGCTATCCGCATTTGCTGTACCCACAGGAGGCGCATTCTGTACAGCCACTGGCTTGATACAGAACTTCCCCGCACTCTGGGCATAGCTCCCCGCTAATCTCTGGAGGGATTGTTTGTTTTGATCGCTTTGGTCGGTCTTCGTAAGTTTCATCACGTTCTAAGAACTCCGAGAATCCCTCGTAGTTGTCTTTGAATTGTTGTAGTACATAGGCAACCGCGTCAGGGACCGATTTTACGGATCTGCCGTTGTCGAATATAGGGTTTGACTTATGGCCTGCCAAATGGCCGATGAGTGTCTCGACAGGAATTCCGTGTTTTAGGGAATGGGAAATTAACCTACCTTCTGCCTCTACATGCGTTGCAATTTCAGATCCCGCCTTACTTATGTGTATGAATGTTTCACGAATGCCATAGGGATCTTCGTTTACTGTTATGTACGCCTTGCCCCCGGGGGTATTTATCTTGAAGGTGGCCCCGAATAGCACACGCGGCCGGTCGCGCGTAGCTGGTCGCGCGGTAGTAAGCTCTTTTGAAATCTGCTCTACCTCTTCCTGTATCTCTTTTTGTTCTTTTACTAGGACTTCTGATTGGCGGCTACCACTTCTATATACTGTAATTGACTTGCACCCTGTACGATATGCCAATCTAAATATATTCGATACCTCTTCAACTGTAGCGCTGTGTGGCAGGTTTACAGTTTTACTTACACTTTCATCGAGATATTTCTGGATGCGTCCCTGAACGGCAACGTGTGCTTCGGGGCTTATTTCTAGGGCGGTCTTGGCGTATGGTGGAAGATCATCTCCGAACTTTTCTAGCATAAAGTGACGCATCTTATGCGTCCCGAAGCTGTCATTACGTGTATATTCCCATTGGAATACTGGTTCTATTCCGCTGGACACTTGATTGCATATCATTGAGATCGTACCAGTCGGCGGGGCAGTGAGTAGAAAACCGTTTCTTCTTTCTATACTGTTTTCTTTAAGATCCGCAGGAATCCCACGGACAGATCCCAGGTGCTCGGAAGTAAGACTGGCGGTTGACTTGATCAGCCCAAATATGTCATCGATAAGTTCCAAACTGTGTTTACTGCCATACTCTGTACCAAGCTTCAGCATAAGATCATGCAACCCCATTGTGCCCAAACCAATAGGGCGCATCTTTAGTGTCATACGCTCTATTTCTGGAAGCGGGTAATTATTAATATCTATGACGTTATCAAGGAAGCGAATTCCAAGACGCGTCAACACACATAACTTTTCTGTATCTAACCTAACCGGATCCTGCATGATGCAAGTAGCCAAATTTATAGAGGCCAAATTACATGAACTATAATTGTGCAGCGGAAGTTCGGAACATGGATTTACCAACAATTTCCCGTACTTACCATGCACCACATCATCTTTATCTAACCTGTCCTGAAATATAATACCAGGCTCGCCGTTTCTATGAGAGTGACCAATTAGTACATCCCATATTTCCTTAGCTCGTATTGTTTTAGATTCTTTTGCTTTTGGATGGGACAATGTTATATTCTTATCAACTTCAACAGCGAGCAAAAATTCATCTGTTACAAATACTGACAAATTGAAATTGGATAACTCACCTTCTTTTTCTTTACACGTAATAAATTTCAGAATGTCTGGATGGTCCACACGCAAGCCGGCGAGCAGCGCTGCCCGCCTTGCGCCACCCTGCTTTACCTGATTTCCTGTCTCATTGAATACTTTAAGGAAGGAGATTGGGCCGCTGGACACTCCGCCGCGATTACCCACGGGGGAGCCCTCTGGTCGCAGATCGGACAACTCCAATCCGCAGCCTCCTCCCTTTTGGCTAATGATCGCTACGTGTTTTACAACATCAAAGATCCCTTCCATTGTGTCCGGAACTCGTATGGCGAAACAACTAGACAACATTCCGCCCAATCCCGCATTCATCAATGTCGGAGTTGCCGGCATGAAGGACAGATCACACATTGCATCGTAGTAAACACGTGCAGCGTCACTCCACTCTTTTGATACATCGACAAACGGGAATTGTGCATTTACATCTACGGTCAGTCCACGTCGAAGAAATACACGTTCTGCTACATTTTCCCAAGGATGAAAGTGCTTTTGATAGTCTACCGGGAGCGCGTTATTTATTATTAGTTTATCTATTACATCCGGAATAGAGCAGACACGCGCAACTCGCAAGAATACGTCTTCTGGTTTACTTTCGTCCGGAGCGTAATACTTGGATTGTAGAATGTGCGTAGCTAGTTGATTAAGAGCGGTCATATAATCTTAGCCTTTCGTTCTTATATTCGATATGCCATCTGTTAAGGATACGTTCCAGAAATGATCAAACAGGCGGGAATCAAGTTCTTGGTGGGATATGATCTTTACCGAGATCGTTCCCATACTTTTTATGATATCTATAACGGAGTCAAACACTCTATTTATAATCTCTTCGTCAAGAGTACCAAAAACCTCGTCTAGCCACAACGACGAGACGCCCTTTTGCGATATAGAATTAGCTGTTTTCCATACGCTCAACAAAACTGATAATCCCACTTCGGTAGACTGTCCACCAGAACACAGTTCAATTGGCAAAACCTTATAGCTGTCATATACCAAAATTCCTATCTTGTCAAGAGTTCTCTTCTTGTCCGCCGTCCGTTTTTGAGAAACAAATTCAGCCCGATACACCCCATCAGAGATTTTTTCTAGTATTTCCTTCATGTGCATGTTCAAAAACTGCAAGACCAAGTCTATCTTGTACATCTTCATCTTTTTGAACACCGCCAGGGCACCAGCAAGATATTGAATGTCTATTGTCTTCTTCGTTATCTGTTTCTTTAGCGCGGCTATTGCCCGCTCTTTCTCTTCCAGTGCATTATTAACCTTGTCGCGCAGTGCCTGTTTCTCCTGGGCTACAGCAATCGCTGTCTGTATATCTGATCGTCTCTTTAGTAGTTGATTTAACTTGGCAGTTCCGGTACTGATAAGGCCCCTATACTTGTCTAGTTCTTTGTTCTTCTCTGCCAAACTTGGAATGGCCCCGTCAAGCTTGAACGTTTTTATGAGGTCTTCTTTAGCTTCAAGCGAGTACTTCGTGTCATTGTACTCCCTGGCTATAGTGCACGCTTTTTGTACATCGCTAAGAGAGCAACTTAGTTTCTCAAGATCTGTCTTTGCCAGATCTCGTTCTTGCTTGCATCTGACAAATGTTTTCTTGCTATGTTTTACAGGTACATTTACTGGACAATCTTTTGCAGTAATAGGACAAGTATTCTTTAGCTCTTTTGCGTTGGCAATTTTCTCGCGTAGATCGCGCAGCTTGTTTTCTGCATCTGCGTGTAGTCGAGTGAGTCTATCTAATTCCCGTTCTAGAGAGGACTGATCTGTTTGTGGCTTTTTTATTGCAGCAAGTTCTTTTTTCAAATCAGCAATCTGATTCTTGATCTTCTCAATATGATCCCGTTGCCGATCAAGTGCCGTCGCGCGTCCTATAATCTTATTTATTTCATCTGCCTTGTCACGGATCTTTTCAATTGTTTCCTCTGTGGACTTTATCGTTTGGTCAACTTTGGCAAGATCCTTAGGATCTGGTACATCGGCGGATGGTTCATCGAGCAGAGATTGCTCTAGATGTTCAAATTCTTGCTCGGACTGTTCCAGCGTTTCCGTAAACTCCTTTTTCTCATTTGTTGTGTTCTTTACGTCAGCTTCGCATGTCTCAAGCAATGTGTCGTAGCGCTTAAGGCCAAAGATATCTACCAATGCTCTTGCCCTGTCTGCCTCATCGCCATCGACTAAAAGTTGTGTCTGTCGTTGCCCCAGGAATGCAATAGATCGGAAATCGTCTGCGGCCATCCCCAGTGTTTCCACAATGCGCTTGCGCGTGTCTGGATCTGTCTTACCGCGAAGCTTTGTGCCGTCTTCTCTACGAAAGTACAGTCCAGATCTAGGCCGCTCCCTAATTTCCCGTACCTTGTACTTTACGTCATCAACAGAGAATACAAGAGAGATGTCGTACCCTCTTTTGAGTACTTTATTAACAAGATTATTTACGGTGCTCTTTTTTCTGAGTGTCTTTCCGAAGAGAAGATAGAAGATCGCCTCAAGAATGGCTGATTTCCCAGCGCCGAGTTTCCCCTTTATCCAGGTTATTCCGGGTTCGTCTAATTTTATTACGGCTTTGTCATAACTTAACCAGCCGTCGAGTTTGAGTGTGTGTAAGTTTATCATTGAAGGTAGTTACGGCAAGTCTTTTCCAATTTTTGCCGATCCAGGCCAAAATCATCATCATCTAATATAATACTCAGTTCCTCAGAGAGATTCTTGGCCTTGGCTACCTTTTCTATAGATTTCCTTGGTGCACACTCTGGAATAGGATCATTTTCAAGAACTACTTCTAGACAATGCTCGCCCAGTTCCTTCTTTATATAAGGTTGGTTTAGTGATGACCATACGGACAAAGGCAATGTAAATTTCAGTTTTACTAGGTTCCCCGCCGGAAATGTTTTCTTTATGAAGTCTATAACTGACCGCTCAGTATCTACGCCCTCTTTGAAAGTTACAGCAACATTTATCTTTTTTGGAAGGACAAGGCGGTGCCGCTTTATTTTGACTATATTCTTGTCGATTGAAACAACCAGGAGCCCGTCTTCATCCACGTATGACTTTTGAACGGGTGGCCCAGGATACCAGCATTTTCTAGCTACGCGCATGCACCTGTGTATGTCGCCTAATGCGATGTAGGATGCCCCAGTGCGTTTGAGAAGCGCTGCAATCTCCTCCTCTACTCCAGGAGGTTGTTTGGACAGATCTTTGAAATCCATTCCTGGGATCATGTCGTGCCATGCCAAAACAAGCGGACGCCCGGACGTAGCAGTTACCTCTGGATCAAGTACCCCCCATTCCCACATTACAGCGAGATCGAAGTCTTTGAACGCAAAGAATTGTCCTGGCTCAAGTACATGTATATCTACTTTTCCCGGGGCGTACGTATTGATTATGTCTTTTATTATGCGAAGATACTTCAGGGAATGGTACTTCTTATCTTTGGTTGTATAGTCATGGTTTCCAACAACGAATATGAATGTAATGTTCCGGTTAAGATACTTTGACAGTTGCCGGATAAGTTGATCCTTTATCTTTTGATCTGGATTTGGTTTGTCAAATACGTCTCCGACAACAAGAATGTACTCGCAGTTTTCTCTGACTGCTAGCTTAATTAATTTTGGTATTGTCTTTAGTTGATAAACGGGGTGCGCCCCAGGCGCACCCCGATGCCAGTCAGCTGTATGCAGGATCCGAAACATTATGCGGGAACGCGGGCACTACTCTTCGTCGTCGTCGTCTGTAGTTTCGAAATCGAACGGGTCCTCTTCCTCCTCATCCTTCTTTACCTTCTTGCCTGGCTTCTTAGAGGATTCTTTTGGCGGAGCTTCATCCTCTTCCTCTTCCTCTTCCTCATCGTCGTCTTTCTTGGCTGGCTTCTTTACGACCTTCTTGGCTGGCTTCTTTACTTCTTCCTCTTCTTCAGCCTCTTCTTCAGCCTCTTCTTCAGCCTCTTCCTCTTCCGTGTCTTCCTCTTCTTCCTTGGCCGGCTTTTTGGCTACCTTGTGCTTCGGCTTCTCTTCCTCGTCGTCCTCTTCCTCTTCCGAATCATCAGCCGGTGCAGCTGCGCCCTTGAGTTGGCTTATCCGAACAATCTTGGACCATGTACGGCCTTCCTTGTCTTCCTCGTCCTCCAGCTTGATCATTACAACTGCTTTCAAGCACTTTTCCAGGTCAATCTCTTCCTTCGTTACATCCAAGCCGCAGGCGCGCGCCCACTTGTATAGCTTAGATAGCTCGGAGAACTTAGCAGAGGTTAATCCTGTAACCCTTACCTTGCCCTCTAGGGGCTTGTCTTCGTTGGTGGCATTCTTTACCAGGAAGGTCCACTGATAGAAGGTGCCATCATCGAACTTACCGCCGGATTTCTCCTCAATGTTTGCTACCACAGCCTTGTACTTTCCTTCATCCACGTGCACGTTCTGCGTCTTCTTGATCTTCATTGCCATGTTACTGTTCTCCTATCTGTGGGTTACTTGTTCAAGAGACAATGCTTTTACTTGTTTACCTAGCGTAGTCAGTACCGATGTCAAATCCTTTTTCTTGGTTTCTATCATAAGCATGAAGCTCTGCGATTCGTCCAACTTGTCTTGGAATTTTCTTAGTGTCCGTCTCTCCTTCCCAACTGCATTCTTTACTGCCGCAGTTGCTTTCATGTTCGTCATTTCTGCAATATCTTCCCTTCCCAGCAATCTGTATTCTTTGTCCTCTATGTAGCCATCCATAAGATTTACTAGCCGCTTCCATCTGGAATGATTGTCTATCGCGTTTACCTCTATAGCGGTAACCCGTGATGACCATGATTGCGCAATTGCATAAAGCTTGTTTATTGACGATAGATCCTTGAAATCTGGGCTGTGCGGAAGCTCTACAAGATATCCCTGTATCTCGTCTTTCTCGGACCGGTAATTTGGGCATGCTGACTTAGCAATCTTATACTCTTCCTTGATCAAGGATACCTTGTCCTTTTCGTTCATGTCCTCTGGATCGTCGCTAAGAGTGGCATCCATGGGCTTTTTCTTTACAACCATTTTACTACTCATCTAGCACCTTCTCTGCATCTCGCTCATTTTGCTGGCTTTGTACGGCATGTTTTATTCCTAAAAGTATTTCCTTAATAACCGCATCAAGTTTTATTGCCCGTCGAATGTCTGTTTGCGTGGCAAGATACGCAGCCTTCGCTAAATTCTTATCGATCAGATCTGCATCCTCTTTCTTTATAGCGCCGTCTGTATCTTCTGCATATTGTGTTCCGAAACTTACCGAGGCTATATCACCGTTTGGAAACTTATGAGAAAAGGTTGCATCGAAATGTTTCTCAATCTTCACTGGTTGCCCTTTCTATCTTTATATCGGCAATGATAGACTCGTAGGTGTCTCGGTTTTCTTTCAGCACTGTTATAGCCCCAACCTTGCCCTTACCTAGCAAGTCACCCTTGTAATAATACTTCGTTCCTCGGAGTTCTACGATATCTTTTTCTTCGGCCATAGCAAGTAGTTCTGCTTCTTTACTAAAGCCGCTGCCAAATATAAGGTCTGTTTGGATCACCTTGAATGGGGGAGCAAGTTTATTCTTTACGATCTTTACCTGAACGCGGTTTCCCACAATCTTTTCCTTTAGTTTCAGGCTTCCTATACGCCGAATGTCCACGCGAACACTGGCGTAGAACTTTAGCGCGTTGCCGCCGGATGTCGTTTCTGGATTGCCAAACATTACTCCAATTTTGTGCCGTACTTGATTAATAAAGATGGCCAGCGTCCCAGTCCGCGCGACAGGTGTACTTATTTTACGCATGCCTTGGCCCATCAACCTGGCCTGTGCGCCCATCTGGGCATCACCCATGTTTCCGTCAATCTCAGACTGTGGAGTGAGCGCGGACACAGAGTCAATGACCGCGACGTCGAACTTACCAGAAGAAACAGCCATCTCAAAGATTTCTAGGGCCTGTTCCCCAGAGTCCGGCTGACTGATAACAAGCTTTGCCGGGTCTACCCCAATCTTCATGGCAAGATTCATATCTAATGCATGTTCTGCATCGATAAAGATAGCTTGTCCACCTGCTCTCTGCGCCTCCGCGATGCAATGGAGAGCTAGCGTAGTATTATGTGTGACTATAAAATCGTCTGTAATGTAAAGGTGGTCAGGATCGTCTATTAATATGCAGCTGGCTTCTTTTTTTCCAACTGGAATTATGTCTGTTATCCACCTATTTAAGTAGTCACACTTTGCAGTACTTCTGTTATTAAGAAGTACATTTTTCTTCCTGGACAAGCGGAAGGGCATTAGATTATGGGGAAGCATGATTATAATACGATACGCTCGCTTACCCGAAACACACGCCCCGGCTTTTATGTAATGTGTTTTCTTTGTGGCTACATTTACTTTACCGCCTAAACTGCGTACGATATGTGTTACACCATCTTTTAACCATGGGCTGGTAGTAATGTACTCTAGCGATTGATGCGCCTTGCAAATGTGCCCATCAGTGTCAAGGAGCCCCTGTAATACTGCAAGGCGATCTTCTACTGAGGAGTACAAATAACAATCTGGTATAAACTTAACTGGGGATGTATGATTGTGTAAGTTTAATTCCTCTAGTATATTTCTTAGTGGTGCCTTTTCGTGCGATCTTGTTTTTTTTGATATACTGTAATCATACTTAGACACCTGGGTTACTTTTTGATTAGTGCTCATTGCATAATCTACTATGGCGTCCACAATTTCTGCATCTGTGGTGCTCATTCTGATTGTAGCATTTCTAAAACAACCATCACCAAGTAGCAAGCCAAGTATATATGGATCTAATGGCAACTCCTTTTTCGGAAAATTTATAGGTGACACCATTGGAATATAGTATTTAAATCTGTCGGTTAACTTAAAATCGATCATTAGTTCGGTAAGCGGTAGAACGCGCCACAAATCATTTTCTTTATCATCCCAAGTTTGAACGGCCCACAGGTGATCTCTACAGCATTCTGTGCTGCTTCCATCAGAGAAAACAACTTTGAAAATTTCTTTTTCTCCCTGCGGAAATACACCAAGTACTACTGATGGCTTTCCGCTAGAAGAAAATACGATGCTTCCTGGAAACAGGTCCCTTATAGTTTTCCACCCACGCGGAGTTAGCACCTTGGAATCTAGCGGTTGCGCTTTTCCACCCCCCTCAGGTCCGTATATTTCTACGATCCTGCCTCGCGGGAACCCGCCGATTCCTAGGGCCTCGTCAACCCAAAACGAACCGGTAGATATTACATCCACTCTCTCTGTGGACATATCATCCATTTTACGAACGCATGCTTTACCATGCTTCTTTTGAATCTCGTACAGGATTTCATCGATGGACTTATCTGTGAGATCTGCCTTTGGTACTCTCTTTTTTGCCACGGTGCGCTCCTTTTTATAATTCAACGACTTCCAAAGTTCCCAGTGTGGTTCCAATCTCGAAGTCCAGTTTCATCTTGCACAAAAACCCAGGAAAAGCAGTCGCGACAACTTTATTCATAACATTGATCAAAGATTCTTCCTGTCCCTTTTTTACTTGAATCACATTAGCGTCGTGAATGGTTGTCATAGGATAACAAGTTATACCTTCTTTCTTTGCTAACCGAAGGGTCATTACCATGTAGTGATTATTCATATCAGAGGCGAGCCCTTGGATTGGACTATTCCGAGCTTGGCGCTCTGCTTCTGCCTGCACCATCTTGTCATAACTGTCGATCTCTGGTAGCCTTCTAATACGACCCATCCATGTTTTAACTGTCTTGTATTCATGCGCCTGCTGCACTTGCTTATCCAACCAAATTGAGGCGTCAGGATACTTTTGGAAGAATAGATCGCGCACTGCTTCTGCCTCGTCCTCAGTTATCCCGTATTGTTTAGCAATGGCCTTTACACCACGCCCATACATTAATCCAAACACGCAATCGAGTGTATAAAAACCATTGGCTACCATAACCTTATCACCTGTTGTAACAAAGTCGTACACAGGCAATTTACCAATATGTTTTATCGCAGTTATTTTAACAGAATAAATATTATTTTTTACCAATGTGTCTATTGTACTGTTAATCCCAAAACAATACTTCCTTAGAAAAGAATGTGTTAATTTCTTTCTGATTTTAATTCCATACCGTACATCACAATTAGTATGGTGTGTCCGATAAAATTGGTTAACATTATGCAAAAACTTCCTTCCACGATTCTGTCTAGGGTATGCCCATCCTTTTGGTACATGCACACCAACCGTGTCCACCAACAGTGCCAATTCGTCAGTATTGGTGATTTGTATATTGTAAAATACGCGTCCATGGTTTGGGTGTTCAATAGCTATTTTGGGATATATGCCAAACCCACGTAACAATAAACACAGGGCGTCACATGTGTCTCGGCAAACAGTTCCAGCGCATGCCCTGTCCCATTTAAACGTGCCGTCCCCCAAAAAGTATCCTTGTAAAAAGGCTTTTTGAACATCCGTTGGAGACATAATAATCTTGTCTGGAAATGTTTTAAATCCTTTCTTATTTCCTGGAGTCATTCCAAGGTACTTCAAAAATTCAACAAACTCTAAGGAGGTTACAGCCCAAGTAACAAGGCCATTACGTTTGTCAATATATCGCTTAACTCTGGCACCAAATATTTTTTTGCTCAAAACATCAATCATGTTCACAAATTTGCCCTTTTGACACCACCGTACATAAACATGTCTAGTCCTGGTATTTATAGAGCCCTCTGCCAAAATAAAACCCAACAGGTACCCTAATTCCGGAGTTAGTACCCAGCGCCTAAAGATAGGCTTGAAAGATGTTCTTCTGTCGCCTACAAAACTCCAAGTAATGTACTTCTTTTGTTTGTTCCGTGGTGTGCAAGATAATATGTAGTCCCCATTGGATAGTTCAGATAATTTCTTAGTGATCACATTACCATGTACATCGATTACATAAAATGGGTGATTGGCTGTACATTTTATGCTGCCACATTCAGTGTCCACCAAATAAACATTGTCTAGTTTAGTAACTGTTTTCAGAACAGTTTGGCGACGATTAAGATGATCTAAAACAATATCGCCCTTGTTAATACTGTTTATCTGTCTTAGACCGACACTTGTAGGTATCCAGGTATCCCCCGAAACACAATTTTTCGCGGCGGTGCGTTGTTCCTTTGTGACAGCATCCTCCGTTGTGCCAAATATCTCTGCAGCAATCTTGCGATGGATGTCCAAGCCTGCTTCAATATCTGCGATCATCTGTGCATCTTCAGAATAGTGCGCCCAGCACCGGAACTCTGCTTGGGCAAGGTCTGACTTTACTATGGTCATCCCCGGATCTGCCAAGAAGCATTCTTTCAAATCAGCTGCGTTTCTAGGGATGTTTTGGAAGTTGGGGTTTTGACTAGCGATACGACCAGTTACAGTGCGGTGCTGCATATACCCGGGGTGCACGCGTCCATCAAACTTTGACTTACTGTAAATAGACTTAATGTAAGTTGAAAGGAACTTGGTCAATTGCCGGTATTCTATAATCTGCTTTGCCAGATTTACATTATCTTCGCTAGCAAGGAGCTTTAATGTTTCTTCGTTAGTGCTATAGTCCCCTTTTCCAGTTTTATTTTCTGTTTCAAGCCCCATCATGTCAAAGAATATCTCTCGTAATTGCTTAGTAGACCCCGGGTTGAAGACCCAGTCATCTTCTTTTATTCTAATCTTAGTGTAATCTGAAGCACAGGGAAAGCGCCCGCGCAATGTTTTAGATTGTTCCCACTTCGCCTCTAACATCTTGGAGGCGCGCATGTAGCGGATCTTCTGGTATTTACCTACTTCTTTATTCTCCATTATCGCAGCTAGGGCATTCCGAACCTTTGCAGTATATTTTTTACCAAGCTTCTTTAGCTTTTTGCGATCAACGAGTATGCCGTGATACTCCATCTTTAGCAGAACCCATAATGTAGGGATCGTGTATGTGTTATAGAAATCTAGAAGGTTTTGCCGGAGCAATTCTTTTCTGAATTTTATAAACAAGCGGAACGTTGCGTCTCCGTCGCACTGGGCGTACGAGGAAAGTATAGAATAAGGAATGCGACTATATGTATAGTCATCCTTATTTATTTTATTCTTCTTCATGTCCTCTTTTTTGAAGTCTTCTAAATCTACCCAATACTCTCCCATGTCTAGATAGCGTAGAGTTAGCGTATCCAGTGACTTGTCTCGAAGATTTTCATTGAGTAAAGCAATCGCAGGTAGACAGTCAAAGATCGGATTCTTTACTCTTATCCCATTCGCGAGCAAAACCTGTATATCAAACTTAAGGTTATGTCCTACCTTGAGCTTCCCTTTAGCAGCAAGTATTCTTTGCAAACGATCCAGTTGTTGTGGTGTAAGTCTGTCCCAGCGGATAGTTACACCGAGCCCAATCGTCCAAGAAAATGATATAAGTAGTATTTTTGCGTCGTGTGGATTTAGTGATGTTGTCTCTAAGTCGAAAGCGAATTCATCGGCTCGTTCTAGAGCACGCAATACCGCATTTATTTGCTCCGGTGTCTTTGCATCGATATGTCTTGTCTGTACCTTGTCTTTCGCTCCCTTAACTTCCCCGTGCGCAGTCGATTCTCTCTTTATTATTTCCAGACCCTTTTTAAGATCTGCCTCGGCAGAAGGATTTCTTAGAACATACGCAGGATGTACAACTGGCACTACCTTGACGTTGAATTCCTTACTGAATAGAACATTGTTCTGTATCTTAGTTATTCCTGTGCGTTTAAGGACTGCGTCAAGAGCTATATTCCCAATAACTCCAATTACATTTGGTTTGATCTTATTTATTTCAGCTATCAGATATTCTCGGCAAAGTGCTATTTCTAGCTTTGCTGGTTTCTGATTTTCATCCGGAGTCGCACACTTTATGGCGTTAGTTATATAAACTTGATCGCGATCTATGCCGACCTCTGCGAATAAGTCGGTAAGAACCTCACCGGACGCCCCAATGAATGGGATTCCTTTCCGATCTTCTTCCTGCCCCGGCGCTTCTCCTATAAACATTATCTTAGCGTCGGTCGGCCCAACACCGCGCAGTTTAGGAGAACAAATGTCAGCTGATTTGCGGGTGCACTTCTCAGAACAACCATGACGTGGATCTGCCATGGTTGTATTATACTTGAAGGCTTGGAAGTTTTTGGGAGCTTATAGAACTATTAGCGGAAGGATCAGCTTGCGGGTCCTACTTGTGCTTGATCGTGTACACGCCGCGCTTCGGGACCTTCAAGCCGATGTCCTCGCGCTTGAGATTGGACAGCATGACGGACACGTAGTTCTTTACCTTGTCCACGGACTTGTTGGCAGTTAGGCCACCTTTGATGATTGCCTTGGCCAACTCGTCTCGGGTATGCTCACCCTTGCCCAACAGGGTAAGAACCAATTCCTTAGCTGTGCCAGTGCGCGGGTTACGCTGTTTCTTAACATCGCGCACCTTATTGGTGGTTCCCTTTGGCCGACCGAGCTTGCGGTGCATTTTTACCTTTTTGGTCTTCTTGATCTTCTTGATCATCTTCTTTGTCTTCTTTCTACCGCTCTTTCGCGGTTTCTCATTATCTTCCTCTTCTTCAGCATCTTCCTCTTCTTCAGCATCTTCCTCTTCTTCAGCATCTTCCTCTTCTTCAGCATCTTCCTCTTCTTCAGCATCTTCCTCTTCTTCAGCTTCTTCAGCATCTTCCTCTTCCTTGGCTTCCTTAGCTGGCTTCTTTGCAGGGGCTACTGCGGCCTCATCTTCGTCGTCTGCATCGTCGTCCGTCTCTTCCTCTTCGTCCTCTTCCTCTTCGTCCTCTTCCTCTTCCGCCTCTTCCGCCTCTTCCTCTTCCTCTTCCTCGTCTTCAGCCACTTCTTCTTTCTCGGGCGCAGCCTTGCTCGTCGCTGCCTCTACTGGATCTTCCTCGTCCTTTTTGTTCTTCTCTTCCATCGCTTCCTCCACTGGCTTGACCTTGTAATTGGGTGGCACATCTAGTTCGTCATCGGTGGCAAGGATCTTGATCGTGACCTTCTTGGGAGATTTTGAAACGATCTGTATTTTCTTGCCGTGTGGTGTTACATATTGCTTCTTCAAAATCCCATCTTCGATACTGATGAATCCGTCGTCTGGCATGCTCTGCTCCTTTTCGTTTTCGGTTATCACATCAGAAAATTCTATCCTAAGTTTACTTTCTATCGGGTCGCCTTTCTTAGTATAAACTCCATCTGTCCTTATCTCATTATACCCCAAGTTTACATCCTTATCGGTTTTTTCTTCTTGGACTTCGAGTAATGGTGTCAAGACAGCAGAGAATGTTTTCTTTATGTTCTTTATGCTGGCCCCAGAAATCAGCGACCACAGTTCAAGGCAAAGCCTGTGTTTCTCAGAAAGTTCAAGATGTTTAGCATATTCCATGATTTCCGGGATAGTGAGTTTTTGTGGCATTTGTTCCTCGCATATCTTGTCAATAACTGCGCGTTGTTTATCTGTAAGTGATTCGCTAAGGCAAACTAAATCTAACGGATCGCTTTTAGGCATCCGAGACAAACCGCTAAGATTTCCCTCAGGATCTTCAACAAGTATTCCATCGAGGGATTCCGCCATAAAGTTTAGTTTACTCTTATGCGAATTCCTTTTCTTATGGTTATTGGTCAAAACATTATTGACCTTCATCCTCAGGAAATCTATAAAAGGTTTTCCCTGGTAACGTGGGCCATACCGTTGTAAACCTTGCCACAGGTGCAAATAAATGTCACCTATGGCATTTTCCTTATCATATTTGTCGGAACGATGCGCCGACTTGTGGACGTATCCCTCTACCATCGAGAAGAACTCGGTGGCATACTTATGGTCCAAATCCCAGGTTCCATCAGCCTTTTGTTTGGACGCCATGGCGTCCACGATGCGCTGAAGCCGCTCGGGGTCTAGAGACATAAGTTTCCTCCGGGGAAGTTTGGCAAGGCTCGTATGGTAAGCGTGATACCAGGAAAGTCAAGCTATTTTTTCAATGCTCACTAACTTATTGATTTTCAACGAGTTTAGAAATCTTACGCATACCACGATGAACAAAGGTTGCCACTTCTAGTAATGTGGCCTCTGGTCGATCTGCTAAGGACTTAACGTCAATAAATAATGAATCGAACATGTCGTACAGTTTGAATTTTACCTTCTGTGTGCAATCTATCAATATTAAGCTAAGCTCTGTTTCGGCGCGGGACTTTAGGGTATCAACCTTCTCAGTAACATGATCCTTAGTCTCCGTAAAGATATCTACTATGGTGCGAAAGTCTATATCATAGAGATCCTGTATATCTTTAGCCTTTCCGTGGGCACCGCAACCAAAGCAGTGAAAGCTGCCGTCTGGGTAAACAACGAACGAGGCGTCCAATTCTTTATGAAACGGACAAATAGATTTCCACCTATCACCGGTTTTCTTAAGTTCAATTCCGATTTCCTTGTAAAATGATTCAATGTTCAAGAATCTTTACCTTCGTTATATGCCGGAGAGCGCTTTTCTTTGTTAACAATCAGATTGTTTTTAATTAGGTTATCCCCCACATATGTTCTATCCCATAACGCTAATAGTGGTATTTCATCGCCCTGTCGTCCGTATCTTACTTTGTCCAGGATGCCCCACAATCTGTTGTGCGTTTTATCTTTGCTGTCCTGTTTTAATCTTATGACGATGTCACAATGCACGGCCATAAAGTTACTCAGCCCGATTTTGTGGACACCGTGCTCTACATCAATTTTCTTTCTACGCGCCTCAATGTCCTCCTTAGAGGCATCCCTACTTTCCTGCGTAGCAGTAAGAAGTGCCACGTGCTCGTATTTAGCAATTTCATGGTATTCCTGGAATAAACAATCGTATTTTTCGGATCTCCCAGAATACCGAGCCACCGGCTCCATAATGTTGGCGTAATCTATAATTACAAGGTCTGGCGGGACACCATAAGCAGCTTTGTAAAGTTCTATCTCTTCCAGAATTAAGGAAGATTTGGCACCCATTGAAACATCTACAATCCATATGTTTAGCTTGTCCTTCAATTGCTTTCTTAGTGTTTCAGCATATATCTTTTTCTCTTCTTTGCTCAACTTTCCAAACATGATCTTGTTACTATCAAGTTTGGACATCCTACTATCGAAGCGTATGGCAAGTGAATTGAATGCCATCTCCAGCGTGATATACATAACTCTATAACCGGCTAATGCTGCATTGTAGGCGATATTTACTGCCGTGGTTGTTTTTCCACCACTAGTCTTAGAATAGATTAGTGTCAAAAAAGACTTCTTCATTCCGCCTAGGCGGGAATCAAATGAATCTATGCCAAACGGGACTATGTCTCCCATGTCTCCCATTTCTACCTTCTTAAAATCCTCTATGCGGTCGTTAATCTTTTCGTGTAGCATCCCGCGACTGATTGCTTCTCCAGATGATGCAGACTTTAGCAATTCCGCCATTATCTCCTGACGCATTTCTACAAATTCTGACTCCCCCTGCTCAAACTTGGTCTTTATTGTATCTGCGAGATCTGCCAACGCCCTTCCTATTCTGAGATTGTCTGCACGCTGAAATTCGAAATTTGCATCGGCTATTCTTACTTTTGGTAGTTGAGAAAGCTCTTCAAAAACCTTGATTAGGCTTTCTGTTTCCTCCACGTCATTGCTATACATATTTTCCGCGTATGTCTTTAGTGTGGACATGCTCGGAGGAGACTTGTACTTGCGCACATACTTTTTTATAAGCTCCGCTGCCTGTCGTCTTGAAGAATGTGCAAATGTGTCGAGCGGTATGTTAATCGCTTTCATGTGTGTTGGAGACTTCATAAGAAGTGCCAGCAACCGACGCTCGTTATTTTTAGAACTAAGAATCGGCATTACGCATGTCTTCCCGCCCGGAGGCACCCTTTATGGTTATGAACATAAGCGATTTGAACCGATCTTGTATCCAAACTGGTAGTGTTGGAATTGTCTCCTCGAATGTTTCGTTGGAACTTATCATTAATGACAGCCCAGCATTATACACGTCAGACAAAAATTGATAAAATAACTTTCCTGCCATTGACCCGTGTCGATCAGTCTGTTTCTCTCCCAAATCGCGCTTGTCAATTTCTTCTATTGCGAGGAGATGCACATTCTTAATTATATTCTTTACCGTGGCACGCGCTTCTGGATCTCTCTCCATGGTTGACTGAAACAAGAGTGATATAAGATGCGACGCAGTGTCATAGTACACACTATACTTTTTATTAAGCGCCATGCGCATTATGTAACATATCATGGAACTTTTCGCAGTGCCAGGAGGGCCAGCGAACCATATTCCGCGTCCGCGATTCAAATTGAAATCTATATTCCTAATGTATTTGTTTATGTGGGATATGGAAATTTTGTTTGTCACAAGAAATTGCTCATTAAGTTTTTTCATATTCCATCTGCGGTATGTAAGTGGGATATTGGCTTCTATGAGCGCTATTTCTTTTTCAATTCGTTGTACACACGCACAATCTTCAATGAGAATACCGTCCGGTTTTTCTACTTCCTTGTAACCAATCCCATTGCAGACGGTGCACGCAGATCGAATTTTATGAAGTCTATCCAGATCGCGCTGATACAAGTGGCACCTAGGCGGTGAATTTGTTCACGTATTGATCGAATTTTTCTTGCTCTTGGAGCAGATCATGATCTAGATTATGGAAATCATCTGTAGATACAAACTTGTTCACGTTCGCCATGATGTGATTATACAAGCGGGAACTACAAATATGCGATATTTTTGGGAGATTAATTTTGTTGAAGTAGCGACCGAATGCTAAGTCTATGAATTGTTTGTAATCCTTCTTTGGTATCTGCCCGCCGAGACGGAATTCATCAATCTTTTGGTATGTCAACACAATATTTCCAATTTGCCGATACTCGTGACCATAGCGTTCTACATACTTAGTACAGAAGTAATGGTAGAAGTCGAATGGCTTCCATAATTCGACATCCTTCAAGTGTGACCATCCACTAGTTTTTTGTATGTGATCCTTCAGGCGCTTGTTCTGGTGACGAAGGCGCTGCAAATGAAGAATGATGTGGCGCTCTATCGGATCGTCACTTACCGTTGCGTCGCGTACCATTAATTCTTCTAAACTTAGGTCTTTTAGATTTCGGTTTGCCACCGGGAACCCTCCATCTGATAGAAGTCTGCTGACACTTTTCGAATCTTTATTTTTGAACCCTGTATGGTTTTGTACAGACTGAACCGTTGTTTGCTGTGCTTACTTAGGTATTTTCCACGGTCAAAGAAGTCTATCACGATTCCGTATTTTTTTCCTTCAGCGGCAGTAAGAGAACGCATCTTTTGGATGGTCGTCACTTTTGATTTTAAACCCTCTGCATTTATCACGGCGTTCAATTGGGGTATGTTTAGGCCTTCTTTTCCTACGGTCGCAATTATACAATGAATGTCTTTTCTTTGCAACGCTTCGTACAACTCACCCCGTTCTTTACTGTCAATACTTCCATTTACAAAAACACTTCCAGGAATCATTGCTCTAAGAATAGGTCCGTGCGGCAGCTTGCGAATCATAATGAAAGATGTCTTTCCAGACTTATGCAGACTTTCTACAATGTCTGCGATAAACTGATTTCTGCAAAGGTTTTCCACCACGTTGCTATCGTAAATATCTTGATAATTTCCTAGTCCAGTTGAGTACCATCGATATGGCATTTGGTACATGATGATCATAGGGCGTGCGAGGCGCTTGTGATTAATAAGTGTTTTGTATTTTACGGTGAGCACGATTGAACCCAGAGCAGCCTCTAGTTCCAGCATCCGCGCGTGCTGTGGTTTTGGAGTACCAGACAACCCAATGACGTATCCAGCGGAGTCCATGGTGGCGAGAAGGTTCTTGTTTTTCGGAGAGAGCGAATGGTGGCATTCATCGAAAATGAAAACCCGCGCGCTCCGGATCATTTTGTTAATAGCTTCATTTCTTGCACGTGTGTCAGCGCCTATTCTAACTTTACCTTTTGTTACCGTAAGTGCTCTGGTTATAGCTTGATAACTGGTTACTACAATATCCCCGTGTTCATACTCTCCTTCGGAGAATGAACCAATCTGGCGCTGAAGATGAAACTCCAAATCCTTTTTAGTTTGGTTGACTAGATCTTTACCATAGGTAATTAACCACACTGGAAAATGCCCGATGTTCTTTATTATGCTAGCAGCTATGGCGGTTTTCCCTGCGCGGACAGGTGCCTGGATGACTGCACGCCGATACTTTATGGCTCTCTGCACAGCAAGCTTCTGAAATGATTCTAGCTGCAGGCCATGGATATCTGGTGTACCACGGGGTTTGTAATCATGTGAATAGACTATTTCTACAGTATGTCCACACTTCTTTTCCAGTATATATTTTATTCTGTACAAGCAGCCAGTTGGTGCTGTCTGATCTTTCAAAAGAAGGCGTTTCTTACCGTCCCACCCATACTCTTTATGCTGCTTTGTGAATTGGTAGTTGAATACAACGAATGTCAGTTTCTCTCTTAACAGTGCGAAGTCCACATCCGAAAGTCCCGGAGTAATCTTCAAGCGCACTGGACCGACTTCTATGCAGACATTCATCAGGATCATTATACTTCAAGAAACAGGATACTTCTTCCTTATTATTTTCATATTATATTTACGTAATGATTCTGTTCCTATATTTAGTTCGGAGAATGTGGCACGATGGACATGGTGAATGAACGTCCCAAGACTAAGCAAGATATTGTATCCATACGAGCGCATGCGTAGACAAAATTCGTCATCGTCCCCTAGCCCTATGCTCAACTCCTCACAAAGAGGCCCGATCTCAGTAAACAGTGCGCGGCGCATGGCGACGCAGAAGAATGAAAGGGACATCTTCTCCAGCTGTACATATTTATCCTTTAATTTGGACAGACTATGTATAAAATCCTGCTTGTTTGCATGCCCGGTAGGCAGTTCCACACCAAGATTCTGCTGTATGCCGTAGGGCGTTTGCCAGGCAGAATTAAAGGTGACTGGACCCACTGCACCGACTCCCGGATAATGCATCAATGGTTTTATTAGTGTAATGTCCCAACCCCTAGTTACGCGCGTGTCATTGTTTAGCAAAATTACATAATCGCCAGTGGCCTCTTTAATCCCTTGATTGGTCGCCCGAATGAATCCCAAATTTTCTTTATTTAGGATCACCTTGCAATTTGATAACCGCGATGCCTGTCTCCTTATAATTTCTATTTCGTGCGTTTGCGATCCGTTGTCAACCCAGATTACCTCTGTAGGCAAACCAGTATTTAGTCGGATGGATTCGAAGCACTGGACGGTATAGCCAGACTGGTTCAACACTGGAATAACAATGCTTACAGACGGATTACCCATTAGGCCTTAGCTCTTTATCTATCTTGTTCTTCTTTTCCTTTAATAACCGGATGTTAGTTCTCCGTATATTGTCTACAGGGAGTTTGAGGGCGTTGAATGTAGTTCGGTGCCAGTGATATACGAAAGTTCCTAAACTAATGAGTAACTTATATCCGTGCGCTCGCAATCTATAGCAATATTCATCATCATCGCACAACCCCATGCCGAAATCTTCATCCAGTATGCCTATCTTATTTATAGTTGCTTTTGCTAGGGCGACACAAAAGAAGGACAGTGGGTTACCGTGTGTCTCCACATATTTTTCTTTGAACTTGGCGGTGAGTGCAGACCCGTACTGTGCAATTAGATTAGATATATTCCTGGTGATTGTGGGCGGATTGAACGCCGGAAGTCCGAGATGCCAGCGCCGGTTGAGATGATTTGCAGCTTGCCAGGCTAACGCGCTTTGTGTTATCGGGCCAACGGCACCTATTATTGGATCTTTTAATGGGGCGACCAGCTTATTTACCCAACCTGCAGTTACTTCTGTGTCATTATTCAACAGAATTATATATTTTGCGCTTGGGGAAGCTGCACGAATGCCAATATTAGTTGCCTTTACAAATCCAACATTAGCTTGTAGGCGTATGGAATTTAGGCGTTCTCCAAACCTGGCAGAATGTTTTTTTATCGCCGCGTACATTCCGGGAATGGACCCATTGTCAACCCAGATTACTTCATATGGAAGGTCTGTGTTAGCCAAAATGCTAGAAAAGCAGCGTGTCGTTTTTTCTTGTTCATTCCATGTAGGAATAATTATACTTACAATTGGGACAGTCATAATTATCTCACGGATTGTGCCTTGTGCATTTCTGCATTTTTCAGCATTCTGTATTTAGGATCATCGACATTTCCACGATGGTACACTAGATCACTAGTATTAAAATACCCGATCCAATACCCGTGATCTGCCGCTCGGCAACTCATGGGGTAGTCCACCCCGTAAACTATGCCTCCAGGATGCCCACCGATGTCCAGGAACTCTTTTCTGGGAGAGAGCCGGCATACCCCGTTCATCATCCACATTCTAGGATTGTAGCAGAGCAGTGCACGTTCTGAGTTTCCTAATGGGACTATCTTACCCATGGCGTTCTGGTACATGCCTATTCCTGAGCGCGTTGCAAATGTTCCACTTCCACCCGTAGAATTTTGTCCACTCCAACCCATGTCCCATCCCAGGAACAGCAACTTTTTTTCGTTCAGTTTTTCGTATGCTTCTACCAGGCGTCGTCCAAAGTTATTGGGAACATCTATGTCGTCGTCCACTTTCAGTATATACTTTCCGCGAGCATCTGTGGCCATAGTGTTGAAGGCTTCCATACCTATATTATTAGTGGCCCCATATACTTTATAGACTCTACAGTCAGCGTTTCCATAAGAATAAATCCAATCGTATGATCCGTCAATGGATCCGTTGTCCCATAGGAGCACTTCGAATGGTATATTGCCTACCTTATCTACAATCTTTGGTATATAGTTACTGGATAGAATAACCCTATTGTAAGTTAAGATCAGAATAGAAATTGTAATACTCATAAATCTGGTGCCTGGGGAATCTCGTACGTAATAATTTCAACTGTCGGATTTGGAACATCAAATACGATCAGGCGCTGATCATATCCTCTCGCTGCCTCTTCTGCTCCTTCGTCAATGACTGTGCGCCGATTCAAACAGTTAAGATGCCCCTTTGTTCTTTTGTACATTACGATGCCCCTTTGTTCTTTTGTACATTACGATGCCATCTGGAACCGGTCGCTTTATTCTGCGGTGTGGTTTCTTTTCCTGCAGAGTAGGTTTTTTCTTTGGCTCTTTATGCGCCAGCCCATTAACAGTGGCACGCGGCCCAAGCGGACCTTTTCCAATTGCTGTCCGTCCTATATTTTCTTGTCTAGTACGCATAATAAACATTTTGTAAAGTGTATGCTGCTCCGATTAGCGCTTCTTTGCAGACGGTCGAATAATGTTTATTAAACATACCTAGAAAACTTTCAGTGTTAAACAACGGGGCTATTCCTTGCGGTAGCTTACCGCCGGTAGCTGCCAATATAGCAACCACGTCCAGGTATGAAAAAACTATTGATGAGCATGCCATCACAATGTTATTAATAAATGCAGGAACATCAAATATGTATTCAAAGATGCCAAGGCAGACACACATGGTGTCCTCTCTTGGAGTTACAATTTTTGGAAAATCCACGTTGAAATCTACAACTGTCACTCCTGGGAATGCCATGTATGAGTCATGTGGAAAATATACTTTATCGCTTTTCCACAACTGCATGCCCATGTGCCCGGGTCCGCATCCGAGATCGTACACGTTTTTCTGCGGTAATTTTTTCACTAAGGTAGCGGCAATTCCCATTCTTTCGTCTATAAGGACAGTTGGACTTTTGTAGATGTTCATTTTATCCCTCGGAATTGATTTTCCAGTTCAATAACCTTCCCAAGCACAGTATTTAAGGATGCGTCAGAATAGTGACACCACATCAGTTTGCTTTGAAACGGATCTGACATCTGAACCATTGGCCAATGGCAAAGAGTACGCAGCGCCTGATTGTCATACGCAATTACTCTGTTCTTATCTGCTACATCCGCTAACTTTGTATTGTCATATATGACAAGTATTCTAAGTGTGTTGGATCCCCACATCGCAATTACTTTTTTCTCCATCGCAAGCATGCTTTTAGAAAATTCGTCGATGGACAAGCGTTCTACCGGTTTAGCTATCTTCTTTAGCTGCACCGCTCCCTCGTGCGGTCCAATTGCATATCGAATACCGTCCTCAAACACGAAGTTGGGATGGTACGATTCATTGAATGGCGAAAATAAAAATGTATCTATTTTCTTTGGGATTTTGAACACGCGCACGTACCCACTTGGCCACATATCAGTGTGCATAGCAGGTATCCGTGCGCCCGGCTCTGCTTTCTTCATAAACATATCCATAGTCATTGCATGCGCAGTATATGTCTCTGGAAAGTAAACGGTCATGCAATTAGCCATACTAAACCGTTTCACATACTCTATGTCCACTTCTTGGTGATGCATGCTAATCCTAAGGAAGATTTACCGTCGGACCAAACCTACAGTAGTATGCGTCGTCTTGACGGGCTCCTGGGATATAGTTCCATGGGTTGAGTCCGTACCACAATCCCCAGAACGGTGTGCCGCAATAATTGGCCGGGCACGCGGTTGGGCTGGATCTAAAATTGAAATTGCCACCAACAAAGTCCCCAATATGGTGTGTGTTCAATCCAAAGCACGGAAAGATGCTTCCAGAAATGTCCATATATGCATAGCTACATCCGGCATCACAGGGCATACCCTTAAAGAATCCCGCCCCGGCACAGTACAACTGCTGACATGTTCTTCTATACTTTGTAACGCTTGCCAGAATTTCTCGTTCTTTTTGTGTGTATGCTTGTGGGTATGCGCCGTTTGAATTCGCTACGCTCTTTGGAGATCCGTGTATAAACACCCATGGAAGTATTGGGGCGTTTTCCGGAAGCAATGTTTGTAACCATTTCATTTTGTCAGGAAACGCAGTTATCTCTGCTGGTTGTACTACGGTTTTAAGTATTGTAGTAAATCCACGCGCTGCTGCCTCATGAAAATTGTTCATGTATATACTGCGGGCATACTCATCTGTGTCCAAGCGCCACCCATGATAGGTAGCCATAATCTGCCCAACGTGTGCCGGGTCAACCTGATTTACCCACTCAGTGAATCGGCCAGTGGTTAGATTAGTGTGTAATTCTAAAACGAATCCCCGTTTTCCAAGCTCCTTATACAATTCAGGAAGCTGTTTTACCATTGTCGGCTCACCACCGCTAATGGTTAGATATACATTTTTCTTGGCGGCGATTCTAAGTTGTTCCATTCGCGCAACGACCTTGTCAACACCACCCAACATATTTATCAATGTGGGTACTGGCGTCTTAGACTTCCAGCCTACGCAATAAGGGCAGTTCATTGTGCACTGATGCGTAATTATCCAGGCGAGGTTGAGCCAATCTAGTCGTTTCCTGGATGGAAAGTCTCCTAGCTCCATTTCGCCGTTTGGCAATGTGTATATATTCAAGTTATCCTCTTTATTGTTTTATCACACCAGTACATGAATGCACTTTTTGTTGCGTCTACAATGCTCCTATATGTGCTCGGATTCTGCAGGGTCATAGGAGCAGTTTTACCAAGCGGATTTATAATAATACCAAAAAGATCTAAAAGTGAAAATCTAGAATCTGCCGGATCCCCGAAAAAGTACACTGGTTTGTCTTGAGATAATGCCGGGAGAACACTATGCAATCTTCCAGTATATACTGCCCGTGTTCCTGCGTACACATTCATAACCTCATCCGGATTATCATAATAAATTGCATCTGCATGCAGTCCGATAGCCATTGGAAGTTCGAAGTGGCGTTCTTGAATAGACGCCACTATCTTTCCAGGAATCTTAGACAAAAATGAAAGCTGCCATGGGACATTCGTTCGGGCGAAGCCCACAATGTTATAAGGAATAGTACTGCTCCATTTTCTCTTAGGCAAATATGCAGTAGGACAACCGACCAAGATAGCGGATATTCCCAAGTTGCGACAAGCAGCCAGGGTAGCCGGATCGCGCACCCCGATTGGTGGTGTGATGTGTTTAAGAATTTCTTTGTTTATAGGGTATGTTGGTCCCCAGAAGGACGCGGCGGTACAGAATTTTGGAACCTTTATCTTAGAAAGCGCTGCAGTAGCCTCTCCCTGACCTTGTCCGGTAGCTAAAATTGTAGATCCTGGAAGCAGCACAAAGTCACATTTATTTAGTTCTACAATCTCCTGCGCGGAAGGGTACGAAAACATAGAAACAGCTACTGATGGGGCAGGAAGATTTGCCAACGTCTTTACCGCATACTCGATTAGTCGATTTCCAAGATTAGAATTCGGAGTATCTATAGTAAGTATTCCGTATTTCATTTTCCATCTCTGAAGTTGAAGAAGCGTGTTCTGTTTTCTACAAGCAGTCTTTCATAAACATCCTTTTTTCCAATCTTTTCCATCAGTGCGCTATACGGGGGATGCCATATATGAATAGGATGAATGTTAGTATTACGTGCGCCTACGCCACTTCTAGTTAATCGAACGAATAAATCGTTGTCTTCCCCACCCCATCCTTTGTAAGCTTCGTTGTACCCCCCGTGTGCAGAGAACCACTGCTTCATTACACCCATGTGGCTAAAACCGTCTGGGCGTGTATCATGTATTCCTTGACCGTTTATGCTAGCTAGTACGTCATTGTAATTGCCTGTTTGGCGCACCCCTTCTAAGCTGTCATAAACCAAATTGAACGTGAATGCTCGACTATTAATAAATTTTATATTCTCTTGTACATAGTTTGGTGGTATCACACAATCTGCATCGACGAAAAGTATAACGTCACCAGGAGCATTCTTTATTCCGACATTCAGTGCACAGCTTCTGCTCCAAATCGGTCCCTCTCCACGTAAATATGTTAATCCATTATTTTGTGCAACATCTTTTATACTTTTTACGTATGCCGACTCACTACCATAATCAACCAGTACATTTTTGCAGTGTATGTTCTGTTTGCTTACAGATTCTGCAGACAGAACTAGGTTTCCTAGATAGACCTCAAACGCTGGTTCGGAAACACGGATTGGAATTATGATTGTTGGTATTGTCATTTAAGTCCTATGGACGAGAGCACATCTAATAGGTAATCGACACGATGTGCATATGTGTGTTGCGCCAGTATTTTCTTCCTAGCATTCTCGCCTATCTTGTTGCGAGCGTCTGGATTTTTTAGATAGTAACTAGCCTTGTTTTTGAAATCAGTAATGTCAGAATAATATACTAGGTCTTCTCCATCTGTGAAGAACTTATCTATTTCTGGCTGATTATCTAGTAATAGAAATCCACCGACCCCCATTACCATAAACACACGGTCATTTAGGTATCCAGGAGATCGTACTATATGGTTAGAAAAGTTTATCCTAGACTTCTCGAACAGTGTATGCACGGTGCTCCAATTGTCCCAAGATCCTTTGTAATGTTGTGTCAGCCTAGGATCTCCACTAAGTACTTTCCCGCCAGCGGCTACCCACATCTTATCGCCATATAGCTGTACATTAATTCCAGAATTTATTAATGACCATATCATGTCCGTTCTTTTAAGTGGAGAAATTACATACGGAGATCCTGCGAATATACAGTCTATTTTATCCGCTTCCTCCACAGGAGAAACTTTTCTGTCTACATTGTCCCATGCTGGCCACCACAAATGTGCATAAGAAAATCCTAAAGATTTGTAGACTGCCATGCTTGCCATGTCACAGGTTAATGCGATCTGATACCCACGATGCATATAGTGACTGGAGAACTGTTGCACAAAAAATGGATCGTCTTGGCTCCAGTATATGGTCGTACCTACTTTTGCCCGGATCCACTCTGTAGTCTCTGGAAGGATGTATTTATCGAAAAAGTATCCCTTGCAGCAAATGTACACATCTGGTTTTTCTTCTTCTATCTGTCTTCTTAGTATCACATCATATTGTTTCATACTCACATTTGGATTGGCAAAATACGAGTAACAAACGTAGTCATTTATATTTCGATCAGCACCAACTACAGTGTGCCCACGCTCTTGCAGGCGGTGAATTATTCCGGGATATGCACCAGAGTTTATGAAGAATTTCATTACAATTCTCCCCAAGCGGTATCTTCGTTTACGATTATTTTTCCGGCTCGCTGGTTCGCACAGAATAATGCGCTGTTTTGTACATGGCCAGTTAAGTCAATATCATGTGGCATGTGCACCATACTTGTAAAATTATCAATGAAGGTAATCCCATATCCAAGTAATGACAGTCTATAAACAAAATCACAGTCTTCATAGCCCCAGCCAATAAACTGCTCATCGAAGCCGTGCATATATAGTGCATGTTCGGTGTGGCACCCTAAACAGCAACCCTCTCCTAAGAATTTATTATTCTTTTTAGCTATTTCCAAAACCGCATTGTAGGATTTGTACAGACTTGCTCTTGGTATATTTTTTGGGATTTCCGGGAGAAAGTATGTGTTGCATTTTGCTAGAACACGCGAAGTTCCAATTGTATCCCTAACGGTCTTGAAAAAATCGGTGGCAAACAATTGGTCCGCATCCGTAAAGACCACATACTTGGTTGTTACATGGCGCAGTCCGATATTAAGCGCACGCGCCTTGTGAAATCTACCTGTATTTCTTCCCACATGTACAACCTTCAACCATTCCGGACCGCACATTGTTACTGGTGGATAACTTCCGAAGTCCACGATTATGCACTTTGGGATATCAGAGTTTACAGATATAGAGTTTACACAGCACGCTATGTTTTCATTTCTGTTCTTAACCGCAATTACTGCTGTAAGATCTGTCAGCATTATTACTTTAATATTCTATTGAGTTCTTCTAAGAATCTTTTTGTTGCATTTGCCCAAGAAAATGTTTTTACAAGCGCCCTCCCGTTTTCGGATAATGTCTTGTGCAACACTACATCAGAAATTATTCTATGCGCGGCGGCAGCTACATCATTAGAATTATCTTTAGAGATTAGGCATGTCTTGCCATCTCTCATGTACTCGTCCAAACCCATGCTTGGAATATACACTACTGGGGTTCCACATGCAAGGCTTTCTAGCGTTGGAAGTCCCCAGCCCTCGCTTAATGATGTAGATAACCATACAGTGCACATAGCATATATAGTAGGAATTGTTAGCTGTTGCGGATTTGTGTAAATCTGATACTTTATACCCCGTTTGGAAAACTCTCCTATTGAATTAATGTTAGTAGAGGAGATCATTATTGGAACCACATTTATATTATATGTTTCCTTCAGCAGAATTACGGCCTCGACAAATCTGTTGAAGTTCTTCATGGGGCTTTTGTGAAAAAGACCGCCGACTAAAATAGTGTGGGGATCTCTAGTAACCAGGCTCGGAGAGAAGATGCCGTCTATTCCAGGATGGATAATCGTGATGTCCTTGTGCCCATACTTTAGTGCTACATCTGCTAGCCACTTGGATGTTGCAATGACTGCGGTATATGGGAACTTCAGATTCCTTTCCTCTGTGGGCATGTGCTGTGTTCCAAAACCTTGAAGAAGTAGTATTTGTTTTTTATTATGCAGTTCCGGGAATATCCTGCCATCTGCAAAGTTCACTATACACGCCGCAGAAGCTAACCAGGGATGTGTTGGGCTACTTGCTTGAGCGAAGGGAGTTTGCTGTGCCGCGCCATCAATTAGCCAGGGCATATTTGCATCTGTGATACGGCGTACTGCTATTACCGCATCAACGCCCTGTTTGCGCAGGGCATGTGCAAACCTAAATATTACCTTAACTCCACCAGACACGCTGGTGTGTGGGCACATAAATACTAGTTTCATCTTTTTACAATGCACCCGCGCTCTCTCCAGTAGAGCTTTCGTGCGATAAGGCGTTCCGCTTTTATATTGACGCCACTCTTCTTAGAACTGGCTTCTCCTATGTGATAGACAAACGCGTCCTTGCGCCAAAGGAACTTGTATCCCAGCTGTCTTCCGCGATCTTCTAGATCTGTATCTTGGCCATATAGATAGTAGCGCTCATCGAAGCCGCCTAGTTTTCTCCAAAGTTCCCTTTCAAACAATAAACAAAATCCACTTAGTGGATCTACTACTTCGGCGCACTGCCCAAAACACTTTTCGGCTTGTTCCCAGGTTCTGATCGTCCTTGACGGTCCAAAATGACAGTTGGTAGATGGACCTACAAATCCGCATTTAGGATACGCGGCGAGCGTCTCTATCATTCTGGAGAGCCAGTGCGGATATACTAATGTATCATTATTCAACAAACAAATATATTTATTGTCGCAATCTTTTATCAGCCTATTCCAGATCTCTGTAAGTGTATGTCCGCTTTTAAAATTATCGAGGAAGGTTATGGTAGCAGGAATGTCGGTGTTTTTCTTAACACTCTCTATGCATGCTGCTTCTTCTTTTGGTAAATTGTATCCTATTATGATAATGTTTATCTTGTCATTCACTTCTTTTCTCCAGCGTGCACTTGTTCCCTATCTTCTTTAATATGTCCGCGATTTGCTTTGATGCTTTCTCCCCATTTAGATACAGAAGCAATGCTATGCCCATTTTTGCTAAGCAAAACGCGTCAACTTGATTATTGTCTGTGAGTGTATCTGACCCTAAGCCAAACTTACGAAAGGTTTGTTCTAGCATTATCTCTTTTGGGGCATTTCCCTTACCTGTAATAAACTTCTTCAGCGACGTAGGGGGAACCTCGTAGTATCCGTTCCATTTTCGTGCAAGGAGTAACCGTAGGACTCCACCTAGCTCTCCTAGATCGAATACGCGCCCCTTTCCGGCAAATGCGTACCCCTCTATAAATAGGGCCGGTTGTTCTCCTGCAGAAAATTCTGTTACGCGGGCATTTACCTTTCTAGAAATCCAGTCTATGCGCCGTATACCACGAAGCCCATCTGGGGGATTTAGCGTACATGTGTGTAGGAGCTTTCCGGAAAGCCGCGAAAGTGCGCACATCCCAGTGCCGACGAGGCTAGGATCAATCCCGATAACTATCTGGGACATCTTTTACTCCAAACACGGGCTTGTAGTGTGGGTCTGATACCAACGGTGGTGTACTCAGTGCCTCATTTATAAGATCCTTGAACAGTTCCTCATTAGTAATTGCTAGAAAGGCACTACCAAGTATATGACGTAGTAATGCGAACAGCCTTGCATTAGTTATGTCGCCATTCTCGTTTGTATTGTCGCAGAACGAATATGAAGACGGGTCTTTAGCACCCAAACTGAGATCGGCAATGGAGACATCGATCACAATGCCGTCAAGCGGATAGTATATTTTATTTCCTTCATCCACACGGCAGGCCTCCTTCAAGCCAACACACCGGTAACACACACCCTGAACCGTGCTCTCGGTTGCAACTACAGACATACGTAATGCGCGTGATGTTTTCCTGTCCACAAATAATCCGCCACGCTGCTCTGTTCTGTAGCCATCCTCATTAGTGGCGTGCAGAATAGGAAGCTCGTGGAATTGATCCACACCATCCCAGAGCACTGTATTCGCAAAAAGTAACGTATTGAGATAATCGATGATGTACTTTTTCGTTATCTTTTCTATGTGATAATTTACTGCCGTTTGCGGTTTTTCGTTCATTTTGCGTCTCCGCATTTTAACAAGTACGCTTCTACCGGATCTTTGATCTGGCTTGCCCATACTTCCTTCATCTTTATGGATGTATCCTTAACTGTGGCCTCTAATTTCTCTATAGCATTGATCAGTGTCCGTATGCTTCCGTCCAGCGTTTTAGCTGTTTCCTCGCTTCGTAGCATGTGCCGAACATACCCGCGAACTACATCGCCAATCTCATAATAAAAGTACTTCGAAATCCATTGTTCTCCATCTTTCGTTCGTACACGAAGGACAAAGGATTCATTGGCAGCGACAAGCTGCGTGCTCTTATCCAAATTACATAGAACATATCCGTCAGTCATCGCTTATTTCCTCGGTAGAAGGTGCGAAACATTACCTGGAATATCTCCTGGTGTTGCTAATGTTATTCCACTTAGTGCAGCACGATACTTTGCAACTGCATCGGTATAACTTTGGAACAACCTTTGATTTTTTATGCAACTTTCGTTATTGGTTTCATCAGCAATAACTTCTCCAAGTACCTCTACAGAAGTGGGGAAAAGTGCTAATGTTTCCTGTTGGGTATCTCCAAAATATGGAGATCCTATGCTCATTGCCACACGCCGACCATCGCCAACCGGTTGAACAAATATCGCCCGCACATCATGCATGACAAGTGCGGTTTCTCCATCACGCCATGTTGCATATTCGGCCGTTGTAGCTACGCCAAGCCACACGTTTGGCATTGAATCAGGTACCACAAGTAAAAATATCTTAGGGCCAACTAGATTACTCATCTTTCCTCCCTAGGACGTCGGTTATAGCCGCGTCCCATAGTTTGTAATTTGTAGAAATACTAAAGTTTTCTTTAACTACGCGCTTGGCATTTTCCAAAATGCGCTTGTGCATGTCTTGATCTGCAAGTACCATACGAACCTTTTCATACCACTCGCTGTTGTCAGAGACTAAGATCCCAGTTACCCCGTCCTCGATGGTGTCCTTATACGGTCCAAAGTTCGATGCAACGGTCACGGCATCATGAACTGTATATTCAAGAAACTTAAGGTTAGATTTGCTTTTGTTAAACACGTTGGCGCAGAGCGGAGCCAAGCCAACGTAGGTTCCCACCTGTGAGAACATCTGATAGAAGGCTTCGAAGGGCACCAATTGTAATGTCTCAGCACCAGGAATATTGAATGCCGGTTCTCGCGTCTTGCCATCATAGCCACACCAGAGTTTAAATATGATATCTTGGTCCTTTGCCAACTGTTCGAATCCAGCACGGGCAACCATAAGATCTCGTTCATGTGTCGTTGAGCCCTGCCAACAGACTACAGGCTTTACTGTATTTCTGTTACATGGATAGATAATCTCAGAGTCTACAGAATTTGGAAGCACATATATGTTCTCACAATAATTTCGGTATATACCGCGTAATTCTTCTGTTGTGACAAATATTGCATCAACATTGGACACGAAGTACTTTATTCCGTCTTGAACCTTCTTGACATTGAGTGTTTTTGCGGCAGGATTCCATTCAGGTATATTGAATAAGTCATCATCAATTTCATATATAAGCTTTGCGCCCTTCTTTTTCATCTCAAGCGCGGGTGCCAGTACTTCAAGCTTGTACTGGCGTTGTAGAATGACTACATCATATTTACCAATTTGATCCTTTGAAATAGATCCAGAAACACTGATCTCAAACTTCTCCTGATTATTCCTAGCAATATAGACAAGCGGGGAATGGATCCTATAAAACCAACACGCGGCACGGTCACCGCGATACGCAATTAGTTTAGTCTTACTCATTGTACTCTTCCTTAGTGGAGGCAAACGAGGGCTGTGGATCACTGGCCAAATTAGGATCTCCTGCCATCACGATTCCAGGAACTAGTGATGTAGCAGTGCTATACTTTTGATCGCTTGGCGGTGGTGCACGCCGCGCTGCCTCTAATTCTGGATTTCCTTTGTTCTCTTGCTTTCTCTTTCTGTTGTCTTCAAGAGCTTCAAGTAAGCTCTTTTCAAGATCTCCCGCTGGCATCTTTGCGCATACCTGATTTGGACATTCCCACAGGAGGGATTGCCGCGTCTTTGGATTTTTGTAGCCCGGGGCCATATCAAGTAATGCGCCAACGGGCCGGTTACACGGCCACAAATTACATCCTCCACTGTACGACACATTATAGTTATTGGCATATCCAAAGAACTTAGGATCAGTATTTTGAAACACAACAATGCCCCGAGTGCCAAGCCCGTTTGAACAGTGCGCAAATAGACTTTCTATAAATATGTACGTGTCTACAAGCGGGATCAGAGCGATTGTTTCGCGCATCTGCATGCCAAGTGCATCAATGGTGCCTGGTACCTTCGGTTCTCCTTCGAGTCCAATATGAATAAACAGTGCTTTGTCCTTTAGCTTTTCTACAACTGTAGACACCATCTGTATGTTCAGATCTTTTAAATTGTTAGTCTTATTGAAGTTTCCATCTGACGGGATCGCCCCCGTACAGTGCAATAGCACCAATGGTTTATTCAGTATGCGGTACTGATCCAAAAATGTATGCGCTGCGCGGCGCTCATACTCTGTACTTGTATAGTCCAAAGGTAATCCATCGTACTCAGCGCCGTACACCCGACAGATGAACTCTGGTAGAGTTTTGCATCCCGTAGCAGGTTCGTCCATTATTGCATCATAAACAAAATGCTTTTTGAAAAACCTAATATTGTAATTTAGAACGTGTTCCGAATAAAAATCCTTGGGATCCTTCAACGGAATAAGTTTATCTATGTTAGCATTGTTTTCCAAAAGCTGTGCGTATGTGCTAGTTACTACAATTTCATCGTCAGGATATTTTTTTCTAAAATAGCGAATCATGGGGGTATGAGACAATACATCGCCTGCGCCGCCTTGGCAGAACAAAATTATGCGCGATTTCTTTTCAAACTTCGTAGCCATCGGAGCCTCCTATCAAATATGCCTGTCACTATTATACAAAGATATTCGACATTTTCGTATAGAATTTTTCTATAACACCTTCGATACCAAATGAAAAATGAAATTTGTACGCACTATAAAATTATAAATTTATAGAAAACGTGCTATCAACCTTATTGTAGGCGATACCACTAGTACTAGTAACCTAGCTATATGCACCTGGGCACATATACTAGGCATAGCACAAGTCCTATATCCTTTAGGGCTAATATTACACCTGGGGCCTAATATTAGGCCTTAAGGACTAGGCTATAGGCTATAGGCTATAGGCTATAGGCCTTGGGGCTAATATTACACCTAAGTCCTAATATTAGGCTTAAGGGTTAAATTACCATTATATAAGGACTAGTAGATAGATCTCCGCCCTCAGAGCCGGGCGTAGATCCTTATATCTAAGTCCTAGTCCTATAGGCTATAGGGCACAATTGAAATATAAACTAAGGAGTCGTGGAACCCGACCTGATTCCGGGGGTGTTGATTAAACAGATGGCAGGCCTTGACGCACTGCGTCATACAAAACGCACATATTTTCTTTCAGAACACGGGGAAGGGAGTATGATATCTGGTGTCGCTGACGATAGGAGAAATCAATGGCGAAAAAGAATGGTGGTAAAAATACTAAGTCCGTTCCAACACAGTATGACCCGGCTGAAGACGTCGAGAAATTAGCCAAAACGCTTATCCCGAAAAATCACTCGCATTTGGTTACCTGCAAGATCGCGTATCTTTACAAAAATAAAGCTATAAAATTGAAGGGCCGTGATGTTGCAGCGACGGCTGAGAAGGTACCCCAGAAGCACCGTACATTGTCTGGCTATCACTTTTTGATTACTGTGGCGTACCCCACATGGAAGGAGCTTGACGATAAAATTCGGCTTGCTGTTTTGGACCATGAGCTAGAGCACTGCTTCGTCGAGGATGATGAAAAGACCGGTGAGCCGAAGTATTCGATCCTTCCCCACGATGTTGAAGAGTTTAGTTCCATAATCCTTCGCCATGGGTTGTACACTGTGGACCTAATTCGGTTGGGCACAGTTGTGCAGGATGCCATGGAAAACATGCCCAAGGATGTAATTGTAAAAAAGCTTGGGGACACGACGACCAAGCCAGCCGCAGCTGACGAAGAAGATCCGGTTGACAAAGCTATGGATCGTTCACATAATGAAAAGCGGAAGGACAAACCAAACGGATCGCTAAAAGTAAAGAAGACAAAGCCGTCGAGAGATGACACAAATTACACTGAAGATGAGGACGGCGGAGACGAGAACGAAGGATCGGATTTTATTGCTGACGAAGATATTTAATGGGGACCTAATATGCTGCTAAATCGCTCCATTTTTGTCGGGGATAACCTCGTTGTGTTAAATCGGCTACCGACAGAATCTGTAGATTTAATTTATATCGATCCTCCTTTCAATACACACAAAATGCGTACGTACACACGGTTAAGAACGGATAAAGATCCGTCTGGAGATCGCACCGGCTTTGGTGGAAAGCGCTATCGTTCTTCTGCGCGTGGTACACAGCAGTACGCAGATAGCTTCGAAGATTACATTTCTTTTCTTGAACCCCGCTTGAACCGCGCATACAATCTGTTAACGCCTACAGGATCTTTATTTTTCCATATAGACTACCGGGAGTCGCATTACTGTAAGATCCTGTTGGACAAGATTTTTGGGCGTGACTGTTTTCAGAACGAGATCATCTGGGCCTACGATTACGGTGGAAGGTCCAAAACTAAGTGGCCGTGCAAACACGACACGATCTTTTGGTACACCAAACACCCCACTAAGTTTACATTTAACTATTCGGAGATCGACCGTATTCCATACATGGCTCCCGGCTTGGTTGGCCCAGAAAAGGCCAAGCGTGGAAAGACGATTACAGACACGTGGTGGCACACCATCGTGCCGACCAATGGCCGCGAGCGCACCGGCTATCCTACACAGAAGCCAATTGGAATTTTGAAGCGTATTATTTCTGTTCACTCAAATCCCGGAGATATGGTTCTAGACTTCTTTGCTGGCGCTGGAACTACCGGAGAGGCGGCAGCGGTCCTGGGGCGAGCCTTTGTCCTCGTAGATAATAATCTTACAGCGATAAGAGTAATGCAGAAGCGCCTCCAGAAATATTCTGTTCGATTAATTAAGATTCAGTAGTTTAAACTACCAGCTTTGTGGTTGTAGAATGTCCCAGCGTGTAAGTACTAACCTGGAGGCCATTCTATGACTAAAGTGTTCGATCTGTTCGGTGGAAAAAAGTACTTCTTGGCGCTGTTCTTCTACGCCGCAGTTACTGTCGGCTTCTTCCTGCGCTGGGTTCCTGATGCGACGTGGCTAAACGCATTGGAATGGTGCCTGGCTATCTATCTCGGTGCAAACGCAATCAAGGGCATTCCCGATGCACTCGCCCGAGACGGGGTTGTAGAAAACGGAGACAATAAATTCTTCGATTGGTTTGGCGGACGCAAGATGTTTTTGGCCATTGTGTTTGTTCTGACGATCTGCGCTGCGTTCTTTATCCCAGCCGATCCTAAATTCTTGACTGTGGATCAGTGGATCGGTGGCTTGGAATGGTGCCTAGCAATCTATCTTGGTGCTAACGTGGTGAGCGCTGTTCCAGAATTTCTCACTCGGAAGACCACACCAGAGGGTACTGCGGTTCCTACCGTTCCGGTGATCCCGTCCGTACAGCCAACTACACCGCCAACCATCGCCTAGTGCTCCGTACGCCCACCCAACAACGCTGAGAGTCTATTTGACAGTTCCTCATTCTCCTTCCTTAGCCGGGTGATCTCTTCCCGAAGTTCCTTGACCTTCCAGGCTAACTGCGCGACAGATTCGGTCACATCTTTTCCTAGGAGCAGGCGGGCATTTTCATCCTGAAGCTTAGCGGTAGCTTTCTTCAAGTCTTCCAATGCTTCCAATGAGTCTTTTTGAGATGCCATGTTTTCCTCCTTCATACTTACATTGTAAGTCTTTCTGGCAAGTTGTAAAGAAGAAATTTTCCCAACAGAAGTTAATGACGTAAGTTAACATACTTTCAATAACTTGGGTTATACATAGGTAGGCAAACAAAGGAAATAACCATGTCAAATAAATTTAGGGTCGAAGCACAGGAAAGTGGTGGAGGCGGTGTCCTTCCCGGTGGTGGCATGTCGGAAGAGGAAATTCAGCAGCTTGAGCAGTCCGCGCCGCCTGCTGCTGCTCCGGGCAACACATTGGAAGTTCTCTGGGCTGACTATCAACGAAGGGGCCAAGCGCTTACTGTAGAACTTACACTAGCAGATTCACAAAATAGATTGTACTCTGTTTCCGTGGCTCCTGACGGACAACAAATTCTTGTGTACCCAATTCAGCAAATCATGCGACCAGATTATAACTCTGGAGAGATGATTCCACCCGCGCAGTCCGGGGAACCGAATTGGGATGCTGTAACACAAAAGTATTTCCCAGGTGGTTTTACAGAACTTCCATCCCAATTTCCTGAACCAGATGAGCGTACTATGGCATCGTCACGGAAGTCCCCCAATGACTTTTGGATGCGCGTGTTGGCCAATGTTCTTCGTGGCTACTCTCGTAGAACTGAGATACTACGGAAACTAAATCCGTATTTGCGATAGTGAATTAACCACTAACGAAACGAGCACGAAATGGAAACGCTGAAGAAGATCTGGCAATGGGTCACTACGCATCTCAAATTGGTTAGTTTGTTCGCGGTAATTATTCTCCTTACAATATTCATTTTGTGGTGGGGCCGCAAGAATAGTAAGATCAGATCGCTGGAAAATCAACTTGCAATATTGACAGCTAAGGTAAAGATAGAGAAGCTTGCTATGCAGTATGACGCCAAGGTCGCGGAATTGAAAACGCTCAAAGAAAAAGATGACAAGCTTAGTGCTGACATAGCAAGTATAGAAACTTCTCTCACCACTAGACTACGCCAAGATATGACCGCAGAAGAGATCGCCGCCAAGTTTAGAGAGATCGGTATACGGTAGAGGCTACCATGCTAAAGATCATATCATTATTATTGGTAGGCTTCTGCGTTCCGGTCGCTTCAATGGCTGCGGACCTAGATGTTCGGGCGCATGACATTGACGGAACGGCTTTTGTTTGTTTCACACAGAACGATGCGCGGGATCTTCTGCAACTGACATTAGACTTTCCAAAGCTAACGCTTGAACTTTCTAAGTATAAAGAGCTTGCGGATGTAAAAGATAAAGAGATACTTACGTTAAAGGACATGAACTTAAATCTAAATCAACAGAACAGTGTATATGTAGATGAGAATGTGCGGCTGCACGAAGAGAACGAATCCATGAACAAGTGGTACCGCAGTCCATATCTCTGGTTCTGTGTGGGACTTTTTGTCGGCGCTGGTATAAGTATTGGTATCGCCCTGGCTGTAAAGTAGGTGCCACGTGAAAGGTATAATTTTAGCTGGTGGCACCGGCTCTCGCATGCTTCCTGTAACTAAGGTAACCAATAAGCACTTGCTGCCAGTAGGCAAGAAGCCAATGATTTTCCACGCTATCGAAAAATTGGTACGCGCGAAAATCACAGACATTCTTGTAATTACTGGAACAGATCATATGGGCGATATGATCGCGTGCCTTGGGTCTGGGAATAGTTTTGGTTGCCAACTAACATACCGTGTACAGGATACAGCCGGCGGCATTGCACAGGCATTAGGCCTAGCGCGCGATTTCTGTAGCGGTCAGGACATGTGCGTTCTTTTAGGGGATAATATATTTGAGGATAGCCTGACCCCGTGGATCGAAGAATACAATAAACAAGGGCGTGGAGCACACGTTGTACTTAAAGAGGTCAGCGATCCCAGTCGCTACGGTGTTGCTGTTGTAGCTAATAATAAGCTTGTTGAGATTGTAGAGAAACCTACACTAGATATGATAACAGGTATAATTTCATCTTACTCTCATATCTATGCAGTTACTGGGATATATTTTTACGACAAAAATGTGTTCGATATAATTGCTTCATTGAAGCCGTCCGGCCGGGATGAACTTGAAATAACAGATGTAAATAATGCTTACAACGCACTGGGTGTACTTACGTATTCGGTAGCCCCTGGGTGGTGGTCGGATGCAGGAACTTTTCCTTCATGGTTTTTGGCCAATCAACTCGTAATGAAGAATGACACATGGTAGTTCTATATAAAAAGAGAACCAATAAGAGTCCGCAGACGGTCCGCAATAAGATCAAAGATTGTAGGCAAGAAGGACGTTGTCCCGCTTGCGGAGAAGGCCTCAAACTTACTGAGGCGGGAAAAGATCGAGATACATTTGCCTGTCAGAAATGTAAAGCTACAGTAACATTTACCAAGTCTCCATTTGAGCAGCCGTCGCAGAGAAAGCATGAAAAGCGGATGGGCGCGATCACGCTACGTGACAAATCTACGCGATCAACATACAAAGAAAGCCCGAGTGAGTTTGGTCTTTCGTCTACAGCAGATGTGGCGGCACTGTCCAAAATACGTGAATGCATGACCGATCATAGTCTTATCAATTTTGATTATACTGATAGCAACAAGATTACTACGGCCCGAACGGTAGAGCCATATAAGCTTACAAAAAGGAATGGTGATATAATACTTTATGGTTACGATGTAGAAGGAAACGGAATTCGCGTATTCAAAATTTCCAGAATCGCAGCACTGGAGAAACAATCATATTCGTTCAAGCCACGATGGGAAATAGAAGATAAGCTAATCCGGAAGGACGATAATGCCGAAGTATCTTGAAAATCCGGATGGTTCAAGTAGGCGTGATATATTCGAGGGGATCTCTAGTCTGCTTGCCGGAAAAGTGCATGTACAACCGAAGAGTAAGGGACGTGTTCAACTTGAATTAGCGTCCAGTCCATTAATATTTATAGAATCCCCGCGCTTTCTTGATGGCCCAACCTTACACTACCCGCAGTACGCAGTAGTCCGTGATTTCTTCGAATTGCTTTGCCCACACTGTAATGATATAGATGAGCTACACGAAAAAACTACAATGGATCGTGCAGGAGAGATCTTACTGGATTACGGGATCTGTGCAAAGTGTGGCTTCAATAAATATGAAAATCCGGAAGCGTTCAATCACTACAATGAAATGGTTGGCGTGGTAGGCATGCGTGGTGGTAAGTCTGTGCTCGTAGCGTGTATGTCTGCTGCAATTCTACACGAACTTATATGCGTAGAAAACCTGCAAGATAAACTTGGGTTGGTAAAGAGCCAGGAAATAGACGGGGCATTCGTAGCTGCGTCTGGAGAGCAGGCTAGTGAAACAATCTACGGCCACTTTCGTGGCTTTTATGACAACAGCCCATGGTTTCAAGACTACAGAAAAAAGCTTATGGATCTGGAGATCACTGATCCTGATTTACGGAGGGGAGATCTATATTGGGAGACAGAGAAATCTATATTATTCAAAGAAAAGCGGATACGGATAAAATCACTTACCTCTAACTCTGGTTCTATCGCAGGAAAAACTAGAATATTTGCTGTTATCGACGAGATTTCTCGCATGGACGCGGGGGAGAGTCGGCGCAGTGCAACTGAAGTTTATCGCGTCTTGAAACGATCTCTTATTACTATCAAATCTTCCGTTGAGCGGCGTCGCCAGAATGGGGACTATCAGATACCAGACGCGCGTATGTTTTGTATCTCATCTCCAATCTTTGAAGATGACAAGGCGATGCAGCTTTTGAAGATCGCTGAAAAGAATCACAAGATGTTTTCTTTTCACCGCACTACATGGGAATTCAACCCAGACATTACTAAAGAGGATCTGGCAGAAGAGTTCGCAACGGATCCAATTGGTGCGGAGCGCGATTACGCGGCAAATCCTCCCGGTGCGGAGAATCCATTTGTTACAAATCCAACAATTATTGAAATATGTGTAGACAAAAATAGAGTCAATACTGTCTCCACACGCGAAGACTTCTTCGAGGAGGAACTTGAGGGTTACAAGTTTAAGTATGTTAAGCCAATCATCTTGAACGTGGCCTACAAAAATCTGTTCGATTACGTTATCCACTGCGATCCGGGCCACAAGGGAGATAGCTTCGGACTTGCTATTGGGCACAGGGAGGGAGAGAAGGTACTGATTGATGGAGCTATTGAGTGCCGCCCCATACCAAAAAATAATAGGCAGGGATTAGATCCAAGAGAGGTATATTTTCCTGCCATGACAGATCTTATTTTAGATCTTTCCAAGAAACTTTCTATACGTTATGTTTCTTATGACCGCTGGAATTCTACAGAACAGATACAGCGTCTTAGGAAAGGTAAGATCCTGGCGTTTCAAAAAAACATTAATCGGGAAGATCATATGCGCTTTTTGAGTACCATGGTGAATAGGAGCATCGGATTTCCAAATCGCGAAAATGAATTTTTGGATCCTTCAATTGCGCGGAGTATGCCCTGCTCCAAAGCACTCTGGGAACTCAAGAAGTTAAACGACAATGGACAAAAGGTGGACCACCCCGTTGGTGGGTCATCTGATATGGTTCAGTGCTATGTTGGTGTTCATCGATTATTGCTACATGCGGAAGAAGTGATAACGCCGCAGGAAATGCAAAAGGCACAGCGTAATAGAATGGGCAGATACAATAGCGGAAACGTTGGTCAAGTTATTAGGCTTCCCCAAAAGGGCAGCCGTCTGCAACGTCGGTAGCGGGAGTAAACGTCATTAGGCGAACGCACATGCTAGACGTTAGTTAAATTATATTCGTGTTGTAGTTGTAAGATCACACTTGCAGAAAGGAGTTATTTTATGTATAAAGTTCAAAATATTACATCAGGTAACCTGAGTTTGGATCTTGAGAATGGTGGAGCTATCACTTTACAATCTGGCCGCGCATTTGATCTTGAAGGATCGTGTTCTAGGGAATGGCTTGAGGCAGATATTACCTTGAAAAGGCTAATTATTGCTGGGCATATAAAGCTGTTGCACGATTCTACAGAGGGTCTACCAGCACAACCTACCCATGAAGTTGTAGCTATTCGCGCAGTACAGCCACCGGCTGTGATTCAAATTGTTACTGCCCCAGCGGAACTTCCACGGCAGCCTATTATTATAGATATCGGTGGAAAACCGGATCCGACTCCGGAAAGGTGCACGCCGGTAGAGGAAAAGGTAGAAGTTATTACTGTAAAAGAATCTCCGGTTGTTACTACTATCAATTCTGCCATAGACATCGTCCCGGTCAACTCGTCTGTTTTCGGATCTCGGACGAACACAGACGTACCAGTGGCAGACGTACCAGACGTACCAGACGTACCAGTGGCAGACGTACCAGCCACGGAAGACGAAGAACCAGCCATCAAAATTATTGATCCCGTAGAAAAGATCCTTGGCAAGAAAAAGAAGAACAGAAATAAGTAATTTTGGAGTGATACCATGGCAACGTTCGAAGAACTGAAAGCAAAATTCGCGGCTATTGCTGCCGCACGCGGATTCATTCTTGAATCAGATTATAATGGAATCTGCCACGGGATCACTGATCAAGCACTCCTGAACCATGTGGCCCATTGGATTCTTAGCCAAGGTATTCCGCTAAAGAAGTGTGTTGGGCCACAGTATAAACAGGAACTTATGCGGCGGGTAAAGAATCCGCATGTTCGTGATGTTGTTGATACCAAAGATCGGACACATAACAATCCGGATAAGCTTCAGGAATCAAAGAAGACATCTATTGAAGCACCAACGGATACAAAGCAGGCCACATTGAATTTGAACGATAAAATTGAGGACAACAAAGATAAAGATTTCAAAGAGCCGTTCCTTCCTCCCTGGAAGAAGCGCACGATAATGCTAAAGAAGGGCATGCGTGTGGAAGCATCTACATCTCCGGTCGCAGCTAGTTTGAAGTTGTATGCATTTATGCAGGAAAATCCGGAGGTATTTGATCTTCTTGTTGCAACCTTTGGTTTGGACGCGGCCACCTGGGACATTATGTACAATGCCGACGGCGTGCGGCAATATATTAACACATCGGTTGTTCCATATCTACCAGATCGCGCATACTTGGACCCAAACACGTTCCCACAACTTTCTGGTATAAATCTTGGAAATCAGCAGGCGGCAGAACAAGCACTGTCCACTATTGATGATGTAGATACGCTAAACAATATTGTTATGTCTTTGGAGCGCAGAGAATATTTCGAAGATCCAGCCGGTGCGACAGAGGAAACCTGGGACAAGATGCCATCAGGCACCCGAGAGATTGAGTTTGATGCCGCAAAGAAGGCAGTCCGGCAGGCTAAACTAGCAAGGGACCTTCCACATGTGGATTTTAGCAATCCTACAGCGTCTTTTGTTGTGGATATTGCGGATACTCCTGCCAAAAAGGCGGCAGGCCTAGAGACATTTGAGGCACTCGCAGCTGATCATGGGCTTTATTTTCCATTCGGGGATCCAAACTTAGTAACATTCCATATGGGATCTGTAAAGTTCCCAATTGATATTGTGTTTTTGATGCCCACGCCGCACGGGATGGAGATTAACAAGATCGTTGAGGATGTAAAGCCGGGAGCGCTAGATGTATGGACGGCTAATAATGTGGTTGCCGTGCTCGAAGTAATTGGTGGTGCATGCAAGAAACATGGGCTGCGGGTCGGTTCCAACTGCACCTACGCGGCTGAAAAGGAATAAGCTATGAGATTCAATACCAAGGCCGAAGGCGATGCCCTGGCTAAGAAGATCGCTGCACATGTTTGCAGTCGCCGCGCAGACAAGAACATTATAGTCGCGGATAAGCCAGAGTCCGACACTAAGGATGAGGCCAAGCAAAGCGCGATTAGTTATTGGATGATGGGCTGGACGTGGGATGAAATTGAAACCATCTTGGAAGATTCAGAATATAACAAGGCCGTGGTGTCTTATGCCATGAAAGAGGCCAAGGAATATGCCAAGAAAGTTTTGAACGATGGTCCATTTGCAGTTCTGACAAGCGGGCAAGGTATAAGATTGATAAATGGCGAAGTTGGCGCGCTGGAAGAGAAGCACGCCGATCATGTAACTGTTGCTCTGCCTGGTCAAGGCCGTGTAAAGATTATGGCAAACCAGATCGATACTGCAGCAACAAATAAGCTTAGCAAGGCATTCGAACTTCGAAAAGAATCCGCGACCATGATTGAAGGTCTTCCGGAGCTAAAGCAGGTAGCACTGAAGACGGCATCAGCGAATGTGGTGCAAAGTCATCTGGACTCTGCATTATCGAAGACGGTTAACACATTACTTTCTACTATTGCTGCCGTCTCCCAGGACATGGACGAGGTCATTCATGGATACGCTGCAGTACAAACAGCACTAGATTCAAACAAGGAGCAGTTTAAGCTAAATTCAGAGTGCAAATTGCCCTTCGCACAATACGTTGCTGCGATCATTCATCAAGAGGGAGAGAATTATAAGTTTATTGGTGGACTATTAAACCAGCTAAACAGACATGTGGCCATGCTCCACGATTCTCTGGCCGAATTTCCAGATGCCGAAAAAGATCTACAGAGTTATCTGTCAGCATATATTAGAAGCTCCGTGTTCCCAATCGTAAATAATATTTCTGCACACTTGACGGACAGTCTTCAGAACAAGATCGCGGCCACAGAACATATCAGTACACCAAACGCAGCCGCTGTAGACTGGGCACGTATGGTATGGGAGAATACTAAGGTGTTCGAAGGAACATTAGAAGAAGAAATCGCTCCAGCTGTAGAATTGGCAGGTAGGGAGATCGCAGGATACTTGTTCAAGTCACAAAAGAGCAACCGGGCTGCAAAAATTGCTAGTGTTATACAGAATGGAAATCGCTAGATTCAAATCCTTTTGTATAATAGTAGTGAGGTGTTAAATGTTTTTGTACTATGATAGGGTTTCTAAAATGTTCACCCTGGACCGTGGCGATGAAGGTGTAGTGTTTCTCGGTCCGATAACCAATACGATGGTAAATCTTAAAAGACAGTACGGTCTTACAGATTCCCAAGCACGCGAAGCAGTTCTCCAAGCAGTGTTCAATATGGGAGACTCTGTAAATATAGATACTGTAAAAAAGATTGCCTCCGAACAAAGCAAATTTTTTATAAGAAATGTCCAACCAGCGTAACGAAAATACTGTTGTAATGTACAGTGTAGTGAAAGACCCACCGTGCGGACTATCCGCTTATGTGCAATTCGTAAGCAACCTGTGCCCATTCTCTGGGGAGGCATCCTGTACGGAGTGTGTGTCTACTGAATTTGACGAAACGTGCATCCGTTGTTTAATAGGTGCAAAAAGATTTGGACGAACTTAAATGGCCACTAAAAAGAAAGCAACGGGGAAAAAGTCTAATCAGAAGGCCGCGCGTCCTCTGCTACATAGCCCGAATGCTCTTTACACGCGCGCTGCCGGACTCATGCGCAGGACAGCGACCACTCTTAGTGGGGGTCAAATGTCCGGGGCCAGTTCAATGGGCTCCGCCCAATCGGTCGCACAGTCTCCTCTTTATTACGACTACAGGTGGTCAACACCAGATAAATTCTACTTCCCGAGAAACCGTGTAATTGCCAATGCAATTTGGCGTGAGGTATACAAAAGAGATCCAGCAGTTGCTATTGCTACAGACATGTACGCAGAGCTACCCTGGTCCCAATTCGATTTGACCGGCGTAGATGATAAGTATGTACTCCGCATTTATGAAGATATGTTTAATCGGTTGAACATTGTTCCGAAGCTTGGTCCCTTTACGCGGGATTTCTTCGTTACAGGAGAACTCATACTCCATAATATTTTCAACAATACACGGGGTATTTGGGAACGGATCATTCCGCATAATCCGGATTACGTTAGGATAGACGGGGTTGGTTTGGCTATAGATCAGCCGCTTATGTCATTGCTTCCAACACCCGAGATCAAGCGGCTGATCAATTCTCCAGATCCGCGTGTGCGAAAGTTGCAGAAGCTTATTCCAAAAGAGATTATAAACTCGTTTAGGGCTAACCGTGACGTTCCACTAGATGCGCTTAACACTACGTATCTCCCCAGATTGAATTCCTCTAATGAAGTCCGGGGCACTTCAATATACACTAGATTGTTCCGCGTTATTATGTATGAGGATTTTATTGTAAATGCTAGCTTGGCAGTCGCCCAGCGCAACGCTGCGCCATTGAGAATATTCAAGCTAGGTGATCCAGCTACCGGATGGTTGCCAGATCAAGAAGACGAAGCCGCATTTGCCGAGATGTTGTCCATGGCAGAGGCTGATCCGCTCGCTGCTATTATTATGCATCACAATGTCAGCTGCGAGTTGGTCGGTGTATCTGATAAGGTTCTTCTCATTTCCAAGGAATGGGATTATATAGAGCGGGTCAAGCTGCTTGCCTTAGGTGTCTCGAAGGCGTTCCTGGTGGGAGAAACCAGTTTTGCTAGTTCAATAGCCGGCTTGCAGACGTTGATGGAGCGTTTACAATCCTTGCGCTTGCGGTTTGAGCATGACTGGTTAATAAAGAAGATCTGTGAGCCTATTGCTGAAATACAGGAATTTTACCGTCGGCCACAGCATGAACTAGATCACAGAATTCGAATCAAGAAGCCGATGGACGAAGTAGAATTGATCGTGCCTAAAATCAAATGGCATAAGAATCTAGAGTCTACCCAGGATGTAGCGATTCTTAACATTTGGCGAGATTTAAAAGAGCGCGGGATCCTGTCTGAACATACTTATGGGATGGGTGCTGGTATTGACATCGATACAGAGCGCAAGAATATCGCTGAAGAAAAGAAGTATAAGGAAGAGCACCCCGAGATTTACGGTATTCCACAACAGGCCCCTGCCGCTCCTGGGGCTCCTGGTGGCAAGCCGCCACAAAAGCCGCCTGCTGGCTTTGGGGTTCCTCCACCAGCGCCGCCTATGGCATCTGCATCGAAGTACGGTCGGAATAATCCGTATGTTGCGCGTGATCGCAGACGCAAGGTGGTCGAGGCTTTTGAAGAACGTATGGAAGAACTTTCTAGTAGGACTAAGGACGAAAAGATACAACGGGTTGGTGTGGAAGACGCTGTAGAGGCACTGGAAGAAGTAATCGAAGATGTTGACATTCACACGGATCCTCCTTCAAGCCTTATTGGGGCGGAAGAGGCTGCTATTCCTAGTGCAAATCTCCTGACCGGCTTGGATAAATAAGGAAAATCTAATGGACTATCGGAATGTGTACAATTCCTTTGTTATAGATATGTTATGCCTGCACTTTCCTACGGTGAAAATAAAGTATAAAGACGAAAGCTTGTTTATGAAGATCCTGGGAAAGCTCTTGTTCTTCGTGCCTACTTTTATGACAAACTACACTACTACGATTGGAAAAACAATATATTTCCCGGACAAAAAGTATGTTGATGCTGATTATTACCGTGCCCTGACAGTGATAACGCACGAATTTATTCATGTATGGGACGAGGATTCTAAGAAGAGCTTGTTCAACCTTAGTTTTCTGTCTCCTCAAATATTCGCTGTGTTTAGTCTGCTTTCCGTCTTTTCATTTGTAAGTCCATTTTTCTTACTTTCCTTGCTTAGCCTACTATTCCTTGCCCCTTTTCCTTCTCCTTGGCGCACGGAATGGGAGTCTACTGCCTATATTATGGGAATGCTTTTAAGTAGTATTGATCAGGGCGCGCGGTATAATGCTAGAGAGCACGCAGAAGAACTTTCAGGTTATTTCACAGGTAGTGCGTATTATTACATGTGCCCAGATAAGGATAAAGTAGTAGGTACACTTTTGTATAAATACGAAACGTTACCGCAAACGCACGCTGGAATACGCGAGGTACATCAATGGCTCATAGCGCAGCATCGCTGACGCTCTCCCCAACGAAGGTTGATGTATTCTTCGGATGTAGGCGCTTGTTTCGATATCGATTTATTGCCCCGCCGTTTACTCCTCCAGAGAATAGGTACTTCTTGATAGGTAATGTGGCGCATCGTGCTCTCGAAACATTACACAAAGAACATTTGGTAACCCCTATCAGTAATTGGAAGAAGGCTATGGGGCAACATTTTCGCGATGCCGCCAAGTCACATAATGTTGATAAGAAGATAGCAACGGGGGTCATTACTAAGAGCGATCTGTTTTCCATCAAAGATATGATGCGAAAGTATTTAGTACATCTCGATGGGTTGGATGCTATTCCCAAGGTACATAAGGTAGAAGCATTAAAGAAAATCAATATAGGGGGAGTTGTCGTTTGGCTAAAGGCAGACCGGATAGATATGATCAAAGATCACATGTACAGGGTTGTGGATTACAAGTCCGGGCGGCCTGCAAACAGAAAAGATGAACAAGCTTCCGTACAGATACCGTCTTATGGTATACTTGTTCGGCAGCTTATTGACAAGGCTGCGGCGATTGAGGGATCGTATGTTTATTTGAAGTTTCTTGATACTAAGAATGGTGTGCATAATTATAAGATAACGGATGAGTGGATGGATCAGGCTACGGAACAGTATGTTAAGGTGGACAAAGCACTGAAAAATGGGTGTGATTTTAAGCAGAACTTCAAATACAAATATTGTTTTACCTGTGACTTTAAGCGGCACTGTCTCAATGACAAAGACAATGATTAAGGGAGAAAGAAATGACCTTTAGAAAAAATGGAGATAACATTCCTGTACATCGTGTGCTCTGCAAATGCGGCCATGAACTGCGAGGAGCGTTCGACAAATGCCCCAATTGCGGCAAGACGGTGCTTCCGGAAGGGTTGCAACCTGTGCAGGAACCGCCCGCCGAAAAAGATCCTGTAGAAGATAATCAAAAGTTAAATAAGTAGCTTATTTACAAGCTATAATCTCTTCCGTGACAGGGGTTCGATCACCCCGCGACACGGGAGAGAACAATGCCGTTTTACAAGACTGCCGCTGCTCCAATCCTTAGTGTTTATCAATCGTCAGGAAAATTTACAAAGCGGGCACAGCAATCCGCCGAGGTAACTGAGGGGGAAGATGAAGCCGTAAAGAAGGCAATCAATATCCTATCCAAGGATGTTTTGAAAGCCGTTGCACGTGTTTATAACATCTCGGACGACATTAACGACTATATCTTTCCGGTTCCCCGTGCAGTAACTGCTGACATTCCTAACAACAACGGTGACAATTTCCAGCATGACGAGCTTACCCGGTTTTCCCCAGGGCACCGCTGCATGGTATACCAAACGTTCCATAATGATCCCCTACATGTAGAGCACTGCGCTGATAATCCAAAGACAGCGCGCGGTTATCTTCCCGATGTTCACTATTTGACGGGCAATCCAGAAGATAAGTTTGTCATTACCATTGTTGCTATGGACGCAAGCAAGGATCCACCACTCGCAGAAGGTTTGTTAAGTGGCGAGATCGACTCTTTCTCCATGGGATGTATCTGTGATCAGGTTAGGTGCAGCAAGTGTGGGCACACCGCCAACTCGGACAAGGAGCTATGTGAGTGTCTGCGCTGGTACAAGATGTCAAAGATAGACGGAAAGCTTGTTTATGAGGATTGCCTAGGTGTAGAATACCAAGAACTTTCTGTTGTTGGAAATCCCGCAGATCCAAAAGCACGTACACAAGCACTGCTAAAGTATGCATCTCGTCAGGCTACAGCAAATAACATGCGCGCATCATTTAATGTTCTTTCTACGATGTTAGATCCTGAAGATCAGCGAGAAGTTGCCAGATTCTTTAGCTTGAATGCTGGGAAACTTCCTTCTTCGATGCTCCGGTTGGCCGATAAGTTGTTCTAAGTCAAATATATAGCCTTTATATTGAAGGATTGAATAATTTTATAGGTTAACCTAACAGAAGTTAAATAATTTTGCTTTCTACTTTCATAATAACTAAATAAGGAGTTCGATTGATGGATCAATTAAGAACACGGATTGCGCGCAAAGCTCAGCAGCTAATACAGCGGGCGCAAGTAACTCCTCCAGGTGCACCACCCCCGGGTGCTCCTGCGCCAACGCCTGCTCCCGGTGTTCCACCGATGGCTCCGAAACCACCGGCTGCCGGACCAGCTGCTCCAAAGCCTGCAATGCCCCCGGGGCTTCCTCCAGGTATGCCGCGTCCGAAGGAAGACATTGAAAAGGATGTAGAGGGCGATATTCGTCGGCGCAAGGAACAGGAAAAGAAGATTGAAGACCTTAGTGAGAAGGTAAACACGATTGGTGATCAGGTAGAAGGGCTTACGAAGTCTATAAACAATCTTGTGAATGTGATGCAGAAGCAGGTTGGTGGCCCGACTAATTTTGATAACAAGTATGACGAGTTAAAGGACGAAAAGGAAGAGGGCGATGAGCCATCTTCTTCAGAGTTTGGAATGGGTAAAAGTGACGAAAGTCTCGTAAGAGCTAAGGAGGAATCCCTGATGCCTAACGCCGGAAATCTGAGAACTGCCCGTGAGAAGCGGCTCACTGGAGAAGAACTACAGTTCCATGAGAAGAACCCGCCGAACAAGAAGTATACACAGCAAGTTGTTGGCCCCCCGTCAGTGAAGACTACGAAGGATGAGCCGAAGGATTGGGACGAGTACTACAACAAGCTTACTGCAGCCAATCTAGCATTGGATCGTAACGCTGTCGGCACGGAATGGTCCGTAGTTGACAAGACAAACAACGAAGTGTTCTTCAAGATTCACCCGACTGCCGAGACTGCAGACAATTTCCCGACGAAGGAATTTGCCGAGCAGATCATTCGGGACATCAAACAACTTGGGCTAAAGTCCGCTATGGAAAAGTACGGTGCAGAACCGTTCTCTTCTGGTATTTTCAAGCGGAAGGATAAGGGCGAGCCCGAGAAGCCAGTCGGTGGCGACAAGAAGCCATTCTCTTCAGATCTTTTGAAGCCAAAGGATGGCCCGAAGGTCGGCCCGAAGGTCGGCCCGAAGGTTGGTCCTACATCTTCTCCGAAGCCGTTCCCGAAGGCCGGTCCGAAGATGATGACCAAGGGTCCGAAGCCGGTATCGTCTGGCCCTACTGGTGGCGCTCCAGGGTCTGATGTTCCAAAGTCTTCTGGGATGCCCGCAGTAAAGGCAGCTGATGAAACTGAAGTCCCAGTGGTTGAAGCTGCGCCTGCTGAAGTCGTACAGGAAGTCGCCCCCGCACAGGCTCCCGTAGCAACCCCAGAGAAGATTGCTTCCCTGGAAGATGTGACTCGTCGGTTCATGCGCGCATTCCGCCTTGCTCTTTCTGCCCAGCAGAAGAACTTGGTGGAGAGCCCGCTGAAGGCAGCGTGGTATGAGACGTTGAAGGGCATGGACGTAGATAATCCAGAGGCCATTATCGAAGCAACTTTCAATCGTGCTGCAGCAGAGCACTTTGAAATTGCACTCGCGAAGACCGCTGAATATCTGAAGATGGGCGACGAAGCGTTTGTACAGGTTGAGTCCGAGATTGGTGAGCTTGATATCCTCACCCCGAGGACTGCTTCGGAACAAGACGAAGAAGAGATCATTAGTCGGTCTGCCAAGCTACGCGCTCGTGCACTCCGCAATTCTCTGCCACTGAGCACCTCGACCAATGTCAATCCGGAAGAGGACAAGGTTCAGCGGTTGGCGTCTGCTCTGCCTAAGCCGAAGTTGATTGGTGCTGGAAAGTACCTGAGAAAGTAACTTTGTTTTCAAAAAGAAATAGATAGAAAAAGACTAAGAAAAGGGAGAAGAGCTATGCTAGACAAGAAGAGAGGTTACGCACCTGACCGGCCGTTCTATGATGTGGACACTAATGTCCAGATCCATGCAGGAATGGTCGCATTTTTGGCGCAGAATGGTAACGTTGTGGTTGCCACTACTGCAGCTAGCGGAAACGTTCCGATTGGCACGTTCTGGAAGGATCGGGCATCTACCTTCATTCGTAGTTCCATCGAGCAGCACGCGTTTAGCGTTGCAGGTATTGTAACGCTGAACCATGGCAACGTGCTAAATACTGTAGACGTAAAGGTAACTAACTTCGCCGGCACGGTGGTCTATACACAGGGTGCAGACTACGGCGTAAACACTAACAACGGTGTTATTACGCGCTTGGGCGGGTTGATTCCTGCGCTGTCCACCGTCATGGTGTGGTACAAGTACTCAGTACAGAATGCACAAGTGTACTGGGACAATGTAAGCACCAAGTGGACTGCTGTTGGTTATAACTATGACCGGCAGCCAGACGACACGCTGGGCAGTGGGAAGATTACCATTGCCGAGGCCTATGCTAAGCTGTACACCGATCAGTATGACGTAACCCTGACTTACGCCATCAATGATCCACTGTATAGTGATGCGAACAGCATGTGGACCAACACACCGGGCTTCTGCACTGTGTGCGGTCGTGTAATTAAGGTTCCAACTGCTACCGATCCATTCTTGGGCGTGCAGCAGATTCCAGTGGCTCTCTAAGGTAGCGTAGCCGGGAGCTTTCGCTACGAAGTAACTTTGATTTCTAAAGGAGGAAGTGAAAATGAAATTCAACCCGTACAACAAAAAGGCTTCCGGTGCTACGGTAGACAGAAAGACCGGAGAACCATTCAACCCGATTAACGTCGGGAAGACCGCTACTGGCTCGATTGAGCGCTCTGCCAGCGAACGCATGTTCAATGACAAGGGTGAGTTCAATGCCAATAGCAAATCAGAAATTCTTGATCAGATCAAGAATTTGCTCGACGGCATGAGCAACGGAACCTATGATGTGGCTCGCACTGCATCATATGCTGGCGAAGGCGTGAGCGCACAGGAGAGCGATTCGATTCTGCGCGAAGCTTTCTCTGATCCATCCAGCGAAGGTTTCCGGCAGGTTGGCCAGGGCCTCTTGAACCCGATTAAAGAGGTCATCGACTACGAAGGTCTGGCCCGAAAAGTGTTTGCGCCACGCACAGTTAAGGCCGGTGAGATCGTTCGCTACGATAAGGATGTTTACGTCCAGGGTTGGGTTATCGCAGAGGACGGAACCACTCCGCAGTCCACGGTTGAAGGCCGCTATATTTATCCTCCGGAGTTCGAGGTAACTGCTTACCCGAGCATCGAGATCAAGGATAAGTATCGGGCGCAGTATGACATCCTTGCTCGTACACAAGACCGTGCACGCATGAGCATCGAGTACCAGGAAGACCTGGCGTTGATCAATCTGTTGCAGGCTGGTGCAAACCAGTCGAACACTACCACGTTCTTCGCAACATTGAACATGGCAGCGTTCGAAGCAATCAGATACCAGATCGAACGGCACAGGCTGATTTGTGACAAGTTCATCATTCACCGTCAAGAAGTGTCCGACATGGTAAATACCCTGCGTACACAGGTTGATCCTGTAACGCAGAGGGAATTGGTCATGGCCGGGTACATTGGTACCTTGCTTAATGCTATGATCATTACCACTGCCGGTACCCAGACCTTCGAGATCTTGCAGCCGGGACAGGTTGTAGCAGTAACGGCTCCTGAGTATCTCGGTGGTATGCCGATCCGCGTTGAGTTGTTCAGCGAACCGGTTAACGAGTTCATGATGGGCAAGCCGCGTCAAGGATGGTTCTGGTACGAACTGATCAGCCAGGTGCTTGTGAACCCGGCTGGTGTTGCAATCGGCTCGAAGCTCTAGTAGCTTGTTGAACTGACGATGTAGCAATCCGCCCGGGTGGCTTTGCGGCTTCCCGGGCGGATCATTATCAATCCTTTATGTAGGGAGGCCGAAAATGAAGTTCAACAAGACCGCAGTACAACATGAATTGGATATGGCTGCTCACGAATTGGAAAAAGCTGGGTTTACTGATTTAGCAGAGAAGGTGGATTACTATGCTAACAGACTAATTAACGCCGCTGCTGGGGAAGTACCACTACTCCGCAGGGCACTGTCAAGAATTCTTGACGAGTCCAAGCGTAGGATCCAAACTGCTCAACCAAAGGAACCGACAACTGCAGAGTCAAAGGCACGTACCGCCGTAGATAAAACACGGCGGGCATCAGATGACCGTAAGGAAGTCTTGAAACGTCGGCTTTTGGAGATTGCAGCACAGCGCAAGCAGGCCGCACAGCGTCTGGAAGCCCTCAGGGCCAAAAGAGAAACGCGTACGGAAACTGCTGCTACACGGCGTGAGCGCCGCCAGGAGCGTCTGGAGCAGAACACTAAATAGCTAATGTTCTAGGCGCTTCTTTTTCATAGGGGCGCACCTTCGGGTGCGCCTCATTTTTTATATAATGAAAACACATAACTCTGACAGTAATTAAGTTTTTTGCCCACAAACTACTAGAATATATGGTTGATAGCTCATGGTGAGTTATCAAGACGAAACGAAAAGGAGAAAGAATGTCTAAGGAAAAGAAGGAAAAGTTGTCAGTGCCGGACACCTCACAACGCGGACGCAGATTAACATTGCAGAACTTGTTGGCAGCCGGTTCTGAAATCTGGGTACGCAATAACTCCGGTAAACTTACCGGACGAGATGCAGGTAACATTGTCGTGCAAGTCGGTGATGGCAACATGATAGACATCGTTGTAATCCCGCCTGGAAACGACCCGGTGTGTCTTACCGATCAAGTTACACCGAAGTTATTGGCTGAGTGCATGGACTTGTTCAAGCTCGTGAAGTCCGGAGCTTTGGAAATTCTGGATCCTGTGAATGCTAATGACTACTATGACCAGAATCAAGAGCGTAAGAAGATTGTAGAGGACAAGATTAACAATCTGCTTACACAGAAGCGCGACGAGGACACCTCCGGAGCACGTCCAAAGCCGAAGTTGGCAGCACAGACAACTATCCATGTGAATCAAAAGGTCGGGGACATCTGCCTGAAGGCTAAGCACGCTGCTATTTCTGAGCAAGAAGCTTTGGAGCGTATGTTTGAGCAGGAAAGTGTGCTTACTCTAGACGATTACAACTATATAATGATGAACGGCGTGTTCAATGGTGTAAAGAGTTGGGCTAAGGAACAGGCCAAGAAGGTTATGGCACAGTAGTAGGATTGTGTGCGGTGGGGGCCGAAAGGCCCCCACCGTATATTTGACTTAGGAGTTTACGATGCCACTGCTTACCGCTCAAAAACATCAATGGACAAAGCAGCCTCCGTATAACTTCTATCACTTTCCGGATGAGCACCTTGTTGGCTGGCAGAAGTTCTGGGAAGAGATGGATGGGGATCTGGACAAAATCCTGGCCTTTGCAGAAAAGGCTAGTATAGAATGCCCGTGTGAGTGGTTCGAAAGCCTGCACCGCTTCTTGTTTGGCACCTTCGCAGGAGATGTCAAGCTGTTGAAGACCGCCGCCGAGAAGGACTTCAAGGCGTTCCTGAAGCAGACCGCAGAGAATCATCAGAAAGAACCACTGAGTAAGGAATGGTACACAGTAAAGGGCATCACACAAAATAATTTTATTGCGATGCTTGAGCGCGCAGCAGAGATTACCGATGTTCGTCAGGCCGTAGCATTTGTAAACTCTCGCATTCGTGATCTTGGATTCTTCCTTTACAGCGCTTACATTTTGTCGAAGACGAAGGGAAAAAGCGAAGTGAAGGCGCTCGCTTCTGATCTAAACAAGAAAGCTTATGTACTAGAGACTGACGCAATCGGAGAATCTCCGATCAATGGAATCACCGCTGGGCTGACAGTAACCCATGCCTTGTTCCCCGGAGACTTCTTTATGATTACAGAAGTTCTTCGTACCGCGTCGGATGAGATAGAAACACTTGTAACGCGCGATCCACGTGGCCATATTGCGTTCATAAATGATGTTTGGAACGTACAAGTAGTTTGACGCAGTATAAACGAAAACGACCAAAATGAAACAGTTCAACACTAATGACTTGAGCCTCGCCGCGTATCTTATGATGCGCGGATGTCCACTGATGGCTGCGAAGAAGCTTGGCAAAACATTCAGATTTACACTGGACATTGGCGAACGCAATGAGCAGTCCCTGAAAATAGAGTTTATAAATTCTGAATCGGCAAGATTCGACGCGGCAGTAAGAGATTTGAAGAAGATTATGTTCAGTGGAGGCGTCGTTGCCACAGTCAGTAACTGATTTTGATGTTCTGCTCAAGGGTCAAACGGAATATCTCACCGCGTTCGTCCGAGATCCGAAAACAGACGAGTTGACCGATGTAATTGGCAACAGCACATTTTCTTTGATCGACATAGCCGACGATTCTGTCAAGTTCACAGAAACATTCGCTACGTCAGGTAGCGCAAATATTATACATCCATCACAGGGGGTTTATCAATATAGTTTTAACACGGTGACATATCCTGATCAATATCTTGCTGCATTCCGCTGCGTGTTAGATGGTGAAGTTATAAATAATAATGTATTCGTAAAAAATGAGCCAGCTGCGATGTTTGCTTATGCAGCACAGCTACGTGTACAGGTAGACAAGGCACGAAAGTCCGTGTCCGATGATATTGAGAATGTGGACAAAGCTGAATCGGAACCGTCTACTAAATTCTTCTATGGTTATTCTGACGCCCACCTAATATTTTATCTAGAACGTGGCGCGCAACTAGTTAATGTTGTTCCTCCATACACACAATTTACACCTGTTACATTCCCGTGGTATTCTTCCGGCACGATCTTGATTGATGCTGCTACAATTGCGGCATTGGAATCACAGGGCATATTTGCAATAGACACTGATTATAGCTATCAACTGGGTGGGAACAGCCTTGTTATTGATCACTTTACTAAACTAAATACGGCTCTTACTTCATTAGTCACTAGATTTGACACAAACCTAGTACGGTTCAAGCAGCAATTTCGCTCCAAAGGCCTGGTCATGTTCCAATGGATGCCGGGTGGTGTAAGAGCCGCGAGACAACTTTCTGCGATGCCCTCAGGTTTTTGGAGCCGCATGCTAAGTAGCGCATTTGTGTAGCCTATGGAAACATAATGTAAGGTTAATTGAATGGCGACCGGAATTACACCAGGCAAACCGTGTACGGTAAATACGTACCTTGCCTATGAGGTATTGGGTAGTCAGTCCCAACAGACTGGCAACAATACTGTTGTGGTGTCCAATACCATCCAATTGCTGCCGCAATACTACCTTTTCATAGGTACAAAGTACACTACCTATGTAGGGCGCTGCCTCGTTCTTAATCCTTCGGGAACTCCAACGACACAGCGCCGTGTAGTTATTTCCCAGGCCAATGGCACAGGTAATACCAAGATTCTGACGGTCAATAGAGACTGGGACACTAACCCCGCCCAGACTACAGATTCTCTGTATGTTTGTTACGATATGGATGATCTAGAAACTGGCGGTTCTAATACCGGCGTTGCCCTTGGTGCAAGAACTGGTACCTACGACTGGACTGGTGTTCTGAACATAGGCGATGGCACCCAATACGCTGGCCTTTATATGGGTGCCGGTGAAGGGGCTGATATTTATGACAACGGCAGTACAAACTCGCTGATTGTCAAAAATAACGCTCGGCTAGACATGGGTTACAGAAATAGCAGCGGCGCGTTCGTATCTGGTGGTATTTGCTTGTACACGCACAATACTGCTGGCGAGCCCATGGTACAGTTTCAGTCAGGTGCAAAGGGGGAGATTATAGATGCTCTGCACTGGGGCATGCTTGTATCGATGTTTCTTGAAAACGCAGCAGGCTCTGCGATAACATATCGAGGTACAAAGTTTCTTAGTGCAACATACGGCACAACGTTCTTTGGATCGTCGCTGTATGACTGTTCAGTTGGTGGGCGCAGCGGGGCTAGTGAGTATATTCGATTCAACGCTAATTCGACAGTTGACGGTTTAATTCTTGAAAAGACCGCTGGGATAACTGGAACGAATGACACGTCAACTGAGACGATAACTCTACGTGATGTTGTATTTGTTAACAACCTGGCATTTATAATCCTAAACTCCAATAAAACGTTCTACGTCATTAATCCTACCTGGACAGCTACTACGTATAGCAATTTTACCTGGACGACTTCAACGGCTAATTATGTTTATGATCAAAGAAGCATTGATGCTGTAGTACAGCAGGCGACGGGCACCGCAATTGCCAACGCCAATGTCCTAGTCTACGAGAACACGACCCTGGCGGACTTGGTGCTGGAGACGTACACGAATGGGAGTGGCGTGGCGGCCGGGGTGTTTACCTACAAGAAGCACTCGACCAATTCCTCGACCGTGACCTACGGCGGGCACGCGATCCGGGTGGACTGCTGGCTGTACCTGCCCTATGCAGCGGCACAGACTTCGACCTCATACTTCAACGGTACTGTGGTGCTGATACCCGATGCTGGAATAGTACAAACGGTCCAGGCCACCGCGCTAACCGACGGGTCGGGAATTACTTGGAACAAGGATACCAATGCATCTAGCATCATAGAGTACACTGCAGGCACCGGAACATTGTCAGTTGGTAACACCGTAACGCAGGCCACTTCTGGGGCGACTGGGGTTGTGACGAAGATTGTGGACGGTGACAGCACGGCTGGGACGGTGCATTTGAAGAGCCGAAATGGAACAGCCTTTTCTGGAACCTATGGGTTGAGTGCTACTGCGTGGAGCGCAACCTACACAGCCAGCACCGAGCAGCGGTTTGCGATCTGGATCGACGGCAACAGCAAGTCGCTACAGACCATTTATGACTACCTGGCTGCGCTCACGGCGCAGACCACCCTATCTGCCACTGGTGAACTGATTCACGAGTGGGGAAAACAGTACCAAGTGCGGGCGCTCTATAGTGGTGCGTCTGGTTTCTACACAGAGCGATCTGGAACGCTTGGTGTGTTCATCACGAATGCTGGGTCGGGCACGGTGCAGAAATACACCGACGATGCTGGAGTTACTTGGACCCCACCGACATCGGGTACGTTGACAGTTACCTGCAAAAACGCGTCGGGGTTTGCCATCGAAGGGGTCCGGGTTCGCATAGAGACTACGGGAGGGGTTCTTATTTCTGAAGGATCGACAATCGGCTCTGGGGTGTTTACTGATAGCTACCTCGGAATTGATCAAGCCGTGTATGTGGTTGTTCGGCTCAAGGGCTACAAGGCCACCCGTATCTCTGGAAATATCGCAAGCGGAAACCTGACCATTCCAGTAACGCTAATCAATGACAGAGCCGTTGATTTGCCCTAAAGGAGAAGCCATGCCAGGTAAGAAGAAAGAGAAGGAAGCGGAGAAGCCGGTGGAGACGGTAGAGCAGAAGATGGCAGCGGAAGCCATCTGCCCGAAGTGCATGAAGCCGGTGGAGTCGCACATGTGCCGGTTCTGTGGAGCGACCAAGGCGATCAACGACGCCAGCGGCAACGTGATCTGGATGCTCAACGGCCGGGTGGTCGCCGCCTTCCGCGACGAGAAGGACGCCTACGTGAAAATGGCCCTGCGCTCCGGAATCCCCGAGAGCGAGTGGCCTCAACGCTTTCGGAGCTAGAGGAGAAATACCATGTCCATTGCAAACGATTGGGATGTAAACTACAGCGCGAAGGTGATCAGCCACATCGACGGTGTGCTGAGCTACAACACGGGTGACGGCACACAGCCCGCCGTGGGGCAGATGGTGCTCGGCGGGACCAGCGGAGCAGTCGGGAAGATCCTGGCCCGCACTGGCAACGCCGCATCCGGCACCCTGACCCTGACCAACGTCATCGGCCAGTGGGCTACTGGTGAGCGTCTCTACGTCATGAGCGAGTTGATGTTCGATGGTGTGAACAACACCAACAAGGCGCTAATCGTCGTCGGAGCCACCGTCACCGGGAACTCCTCGGCCTCGACCATGCCCATCCTGTTCGTCGAGTTCAACATCGACGGGGTGGCCGGGCACGGCAAGTTCTACGGGCGCTCGATGAGCGCGGCCTTCACAAACAACGAGGATCTGAAGATCGCCACCCTCGTTGTTGCCGTGGCCGACGGGACCGGAACCGACAACGACGCCCTCAACACGACTACGCTGGTGAACGGAACCCTGGCTGTGCCAGGGACCGCCAGCACCAACAACAGCGTGATCATCCACTACGACGCCGGGACCATCGCCGTTCCCGAGGACGCGCACATCAAAAGCGGATCGGCCGGAGCGACTGGCTACGCCCAGCGGGTGATCGGCGCGGTGGCGACGGGTTCGATCCGGGTTGTGGACAGCGACACGTCCGGGGGCTCCTGGACCAACGACCAGGCGCTCCGCATTCTGGATTGTGTGTACTACGATGCGCTGGTGGCCGGGAAGGTGTTCAGCGCAGGCGACGTGATCAAAGCCGCCAACGGGACCACCCCAACCGCCGTGGGGCGCGTGCTTGCGGTCATCGACGACGGCGACAACACCGGCAAGCTGATCCTCGCGGGTTTCTCTGGCACCTGGCAGGACGATAACGAAATCCACGTCAAGCAGAGTGACGACACCTACGTCAAGTACGGGGAAGTCGAGAACAGCACCAGCAAGTACCTCGACGTGGCCACGATCAACATCCCTGGCGGAGTCCGGAGCGTGCAGCGGTCGGACCAGGGAGGGATCTTCCCGACCGGGAGCCTGAACATCGTGCGGAGCGGCAACGCGCTCTACACCTACCTCGTGGATCTGTACGATGAACTGAGCGCCCTGGATGATCTGCCTCCGATGGACGGCGACGTGAAGGACCAGCTTTACACCGTGCTCAACAGCTACGTGATCCCCGACCTGTCCTTCCGGTTCTTGGAGAAGGGCTCGTTCAAGGACACGGCCAACAACAACGTGTTCACCGGCGTCCAGACCGTGGGAGCCCTTGCCGACGTGGGCAACCACGGGTTCTACTACTCCTCGACCAACCCGACCCCGCAGCCCGATATGTACATCGAGCAGAACGGTGCGGTGAACCGGCAGGACTGGCTGGAGGGGAACCTGGACGTGATGCTCAAGGTCAAGACCTCGACCAACCCGGCCTACATCAACCCGACCGTCGCGGCCCTGGGGCAGCTTATCAACGGTGCCGCGTTCACTGTCCACCTTCGCCCGTACCGGCGCACCTACGACAGCAACGAGGTGACCAAGATCGGTGGCATCGCCACGGTGGCCCTCGGGAACGCCAAGGACCTGAACAACACGACCGGCCAGTACCGGAGCGCGTTCTCCACCGGAGGTGCCGGGGCCTTCACGGTTGGAGAGGAAATCACGACCTCCGGCGGGAAGCGGGGGGTCGTGACCGCCTCCGACTCCGGGGCCGCAGGCAACGTGGACTACGCGCTCAAGTCTTCGGTCAACTTCGTGGTCAGCGACGTCGTCACGGGATCGATCAGCGCCAAGTCCGCCACGCTCGCCACCCCCTCAGACCTCGTGGCCGGGTACGGGACCAACATCCGGGCCATGACCGTGGACCGACGGTTCACGGGCGGCACCACCACCGGGACCTTCGTGATCGGGGAGGTGGTTACCCAGACCGGCACGGGGGCCACCGGCTACATTTTGGAGGACGATGCCGGGACGATCTACATGCAGGACGCCAGCGGAACCTTCAACGGGACGGGCCTACTCACGGGTGTGTCCTTGGCAACCAACACCCCGACCGCGACGGCAGACTACACCACCGTGCCCAAGGACATCGGCGGCGGGGTCGGAGACAAGAACTACACGGCAGTGGTCAGCGCCAACATTACCAACGCCAGCGCGAGGCCGGTCAGCGAGGTGTACGAGTGGTTCAAGTTCCTGACCAGAGCCGAGAGCTTGCTGCTCCAGGGCGGGCCTGGAGCCACAGCCGGGAAGTACGGACGGATCTACCGGCGGCTCGTTGATACCTTCGCAGAGGTGCGCGGCGCGAGCCCCTACGGGCTCAAGGCAGGATCCTTGCTCATCGGAGCCCAGGGCGTGTATGTCGAGAAGTACACCCTGGCCACGGCTGATCTGCGAAACATTCAGCTTGTGGACAACGACGGGAACACTTGGGATCCGCCCAACCTCCAGACGCTGGAAGTCATCAACTTGGTGACTGGCGTGCGCGTCGCTGTGTATCGCTCCACCGGGGCGGGGTCCGAGAGCATCCTGCTCACGGAGTTCATGGTTGGCGCAGTCGGCGGCGGGTACAACCAAAGCGCCGACGCCAACATCAAGGTCGCGGCCAACACCCGCACGGTCAGCCCGCTGCCCAACGACGTTCCCGACTCCGGGGTCTTGCATGTGCTCGACCCCAACGACACGGGCAACTACCTGCGGTTCATCTACGACACCGTGGACCGCACGACCAACGTGTTCCACCTCACGCAGGGGGTGGGCCAGAACACTATCGGAGCCGTCACGGGCTCGGTGGACCTCACCGCCAGCGACAACACCCTGGTTGTCCCCATCGAGAAGGAGTCCACCGGAACCAGCGTCAGCAACACCCTCCAGGTAGTCTCTTCCTTCCCCCTGTACGTCGTGGTGCGCATCAAGGGCAAGAAGCCGTTCAAGACCACGGCGACGTTCAGCAGCACGGGCGCGAGCATCGGCGCGGTGCTGAACCCAGACAATGTCGTGAATCTTCCCTAAGCCGTAGCGAGGTGCCTGCTTGGCAGAACGCAGCGACATCGTAGTAGACTGGCCGCTCTCTCCGCGCATAATCACGGTGCAGGCCCCCTCCACCGAGATCACGCAGCAGGATCTGCTCGACACCCTGCGGAAACTGGAGAGTCAGCTAACCGCCCTGGACGACGACCCTCTCACCGACGCGGCGGGAAAAGAGAACTTGGGCGGTGGCGTTCTGGTAGGAATCTCGCAGACCCTCCAGAACGCGCAGCTTGCTTTCGAGGCACGGACAACCCCCACGGAGGAAGGCACAGCGACCTCCGTGGGGACCATCATACTGACCGACACGGCGGCGCAGTTTGTTACTGTAGGAGTGCAACGTGGGGCATTGATCGTCAACTTCACGGACAAGGCGGTGGCCGAGGTGCTGAGCGTGGAGAATCAGACCCACCTCACGCACCGGCCCCTGACCGGAGGCTCGGGCAACGACTGGGGCATCGGGGACGCCTACAGAATTTATAACATCGTGCAGTGCGACGTGACCGGAGGAAACCTCGTTGCGCTGGACGAGGCGGGCGACCCCATGTCGCCAATCTTCCCGGCGGCATTCACTCAGGTGGTCAAGACATCAAGTTCGTCGGCCACGCTCCAGGAGTTGGGCGCGATCCAATACTCGTCTTACAACGGTGGCGTGACGGTGGACACCAGCAGCCCGTACTCGGGTATTGTGTTTCCAGTGGGGACACCGCAGCAGCCTGTCAACAACATGACGGACGCCATGCTCATAGCAGTAGCGCGGGGGCTCACCACAATTTTTGTCGTTGGGGATCTTACGCTCGACGCCGGGGGTGACTACTCGGAGATGGTGTTCATCGGGGAGTCCATTGGCAAGACCGCCATTGACATCAGCCCCGCTGCCCAGGTGGAGAACTGCGAGTTCTACGAGGCGACAATCGCTGGGACGCTGGACGGAAACGCCAAGGTAAAGAACTGCCAGATTCTGGATCTAAACTACATCAACGGGGTGGTGGAACTATGTATGCTCGGGCCAGGCGAAATCGTGCTCGGGGGGGCAGACGAGGCGAATTTCCTCGACTGCTGGAGTGGCGGGGCAAACGTCGTGGGAAGGCCGGTCATCAACTGTGGCGGTAGCGGCCAGTCGCTGTCGATGAGGAACTACAGCGGCGGGGTGATCATCAGGAACAAGACGGGGGCGGCAGACAGGATAGTAATCGACATGGCGAGCGGGGAGGTGGTGCTGGAGAGCACCGTGACGGCGGGGCTGGTGACGGTGCGCGGGGTCGGGGTCATTGACGATCAGAGCGTCGGTGCCACCGTTGACTCTGCCAACCTGCTCAACAAGGCGACCATTTCCAAAGCCGTTTTAGATGAACCGCTCCCTGGCCATCTGATCCCCGGCACGGTGGGGGAGGTGATGCGAACCGCTGCCTACGCCGGGGCGGTCTACGTGGACACCCTCGGAGGCGGTGTACCGGGAACGAGTTTCCCTCGGGGCACCCCTACCATGCCGGTGGACAACCTGGCGGACGCCAGGACGATAGCCGATGGCGTGATGCTCCGGGAGTTCCGGATACGCGGTTCGGTGACGCTGGACCAGGACTACACGGGGTACGCCTTCTTCGGGCAGGGGGATATCAAGACAGACGTGCTCAGCCTTGCCGGGCGCTCCGTGGACAAGTCGTACTTCAACCGCCTGATGCTCCAGGGGGTGGCGACCGGGAACATCAACGCCCAGCTTTGCATCCTGACCGGAGTGAGCGGGATCGGCGGAGTCCTGGTGGACTCCGGACTGCAAGGGACCACGACACTCGGCGGCCCTGGTTGCCAGCTAATCTGCAAGAGTCTGTCCTTCATCACCGCCCCGGCCTACGTGGACATGGTTGGCCCCGGTCGGGTGTTCGTGGCTCAGGGTTCCGGCGACGTGACCTTCAAGAACGCCATGTCCGGAGCGCCGTTCCCGACGCAGATCCAGATCGGGCTCACGCACGGCCTGGTGACGTTTGATGTCTCCTGCACGGGTGGGGCCGCGTTGGTGCGCGGCGTGATGACTCTGGTGAACAACGGGGCGATCACGGTCACGGATTGGGCGCTGTACCTGGACCACATCTCGGACCACGTTGACACTAAGCTGACTGGAACGCACGGAAGCGGAAGTTGGGTAGACACTGGCGCACCTCCGTCCCCTGAGACTATTGCAGATGCTGTTGTTGCTAAGGACGTTGGTGGACAGACCGTAGGAACATTACTTAGCCAGATCCCTGGAATCGGCGCAAATGTCGAGCTTATTAAAGAGGTAGAATCCGGTAAGTGGGAGATTATAAACAACCAGATGATTTTTTACAGCCCAGCAGGTGTAGAAATTCTACGTTTCAATTTGTTTGGGCCTACGGGTAATCCATCTATGACGGACGTGTACAAGCGTGTGCCAGTATGAACCGATTAATTACTCGTGGAATGGGTGATAAACAGTTACTTATCACACGTGGTTTGGCTGGGTTAGTAGGACCGGTATGGCGTGAGATTCTGCGGTTAAAGTCCGCTATAACAACAACACTTAGATTGGAATCTAGATGGAAGAAGCAAACAAGTTAGAGCTAAACTCGTATATCAACAGGAGCCTCCCTTTAATTTCTGAGCCCTCCTTTACTCTATATTTCTGTGACAATAACAAATCAGGAATTAATAAAGAACTGACATTGTCATCTATTATTAGTCAGCAACTTGTTGTAGATTCAGGAATTGACTTGGAGGCACTCACATGATAACACAGAAGAAAAACTATGTAAATGATGTTGGAACAGAGATCTTGGTGGATACTGGGTCCGATCTCTCGACAGCTACCGAGCTAGCACTCTATGTAAGGAAGCCCTCTGGAAAAGCAGTCACGTGGGCAGGCACTCTTGGACCCATTAATCCACAGGGTGTGAAAGTATACATAAAGTACATTGTAGAGACAGGTGATTGGGACGAACCCGGTTGGTGGTCGCTGCAGTCATATGTAAAAATAACAGCTTGGGAAGGCCGAGGAGAAACAGTAAAATTCCAACTATTCCCGGAGTTCAAGTAAGATGCCTGTATGGGGAAAACCATATAAGATAAGACGCTCCACGCGTGCACTGAGCTTTGCTGTCCGGCAAAATTATACATTGCTAGAAGTTTGCGGCGAGGAGTGCTATCTGTTGCAACGTAAGGCCCGCGCTAAGACTACTTTCCAATGGGCATCTCGTGAAGTTGATGTATTGACTACGACAACGGCCCCCAGCGCGTACACGGCGGATCCCGAAACCGGGTATTTCAGATACCTGCTATGGAATGAGGCCACTGATTCAGCAACTACATATCCAGATATTGGAGTAATGACTGTAACTGTGCAAGCAACGGGTGGTGTCGCAAGCGTTTGGGAGCCAGCAGTGGACAAATACTCATTTTTGCCGGACAGGAATGAGTACGCAGTTGACATTTTCCAGGATCAATTGGATAGTACAGGTACATCAGTACCAGATGCAGTATATATAGTGTTCAATACACCGCCATTTATAATGGGGAACATCGTTCTGTTTACTTATGGAAACATTAATCCACTAGTAAACTTCGCTGGAATGCAACCAATTAGGGATAATCAACCAGATTACCAAAATAGCTTGTTTGGGTTCGAACAATGGTTAGATCCGAACCAGAAGATTCGTAGTAGGCACACACCAAATGCCTTCTTGCTGGCCTTCCCGGGCGTTCTGTCAGACTTTACAATCACCGAGGGTGGTTTGCTGCAAGAAACGAAGGGAGACTTCTGGACGACTCCAATCAAGGCACCAATTATAACAGAGCACGATGTCGTTATTAGGAATTCTACTGGGGAGCGGTATCAAGTAACGAATTACACGCCTATTTTTCTTGAGTCGATATTAGTAAGTCAACATATGGACTTGACAGAACTGGACCCCAGAAGTTCGATCTATAATGTACCAATCGTAACTGGGTTGTAAGGAGATTGCGATGGCAATCACTGTATGGTACCGTGGAATACGGTTTGTAAAGGATTTCATTGTTCAATATCTGAACTATATATTTTTGGCTAATCAAAAGGGCAGTCTCCTTTTCACGGATGGGACTAAAGAGATAAAGTTTTCGACACTTCCGACGGCAATCAAGCGCGCCTCATGGGATCCACGTCGGATGCCCGCTGTACTTATTGGAAAAGCTGGCGGGGGAATGAAGTACATTAGCTTTTCTAAGGATAAACTAAAGAGCGATGTAATACCTTCTAGCACTGGAGAGACGGCCACACTTTATTATACGGTTGGCGGAGACTTCGATCTCAATATTGGATTGTCTGTGCGCGCGACAACTATAGAAGAGAGAGACAATCTGGTAGATATAGTTGGCATTTATCTTGCTCATCCAGTAGCTAAAGATTACTTTATGCGGCATTACTTGGTGCTTCCAGAAGCCCCCGCTTTAGCAGGAGAATCGGACGTACACGAGCCCGGACTTGACCATCCAATATACGCTACGGATCTAAATTTACGTGTAATGACGCGCTGGCAAGAATATACCTCAACGGAAGAGGCGACAGTAGGCAACATCATTGCCGATTTGGAAGCCGTTGAGGAATTTGATGAAGTACCCTAAAAGTGACGAGAGTTTAATTCTAAGCATGTTTTGATGCTAACCTTACTACGGTTTGTAACAATGGAGAGATCCAATGGCAATTAGAGTACCTGGAATCATAGTACGTATCGTTAATGATACGGGCATCATTGCGCCTCCCATTTTTCAAAGATATCCTGTAATAATCGGTGAAGGCGACCCATATAGGACCATCTCCGATTATAGAATTAGGAAGACGGCGGATGACTATGACGGGCTAGGCGCTATCACAACGGTAAATGATATTGTAAGTGTAGGAGATCTTCCGGGAATCGCAAGCTATGTAGCAACTACAGATTATGAATTGTCTGGAAATACCATTCATTGGGTAGGTGTACACAAGCCGGACGACGGAGATTACTACTACGCAACGTATACAGAAACCCGCCCCGCCAGCGCATATGTTCCGATGCTATATTTCGATGAAAACCTTATTTATGCCGACCACGGAAATCAAACAAGGACAAGTGGCGCGATAAACGATGTGTCCGTTGGCTCGTCCCTGGCGTTGTCTGCTGGAAGTGGTGGCGTAATTGTTATGCAGCTGGACCTTAGTGGTGCAGCAGATCCAGATGTGCCGACCCCAACAGAACTAGAAAACGCGTTCATCGATTCTGTTGATCTTTTGAACCGCATCACAGACTATAAGCTGTTCCTGGTCCCAATGTCGTCTGGAACATTGCTTACAACCACGGCAGCAAACATCTTCTTCAACCATGCCGTTATCGCAAGCCAGCCTGCGCGGAAGCAGGAGCGTACAGTTGTTGCTTCCCTGGCTAAGGGCGTTGATTATCAGGGTGCAGCTACTTTCGCTATCAGCTACTTCCACGAGCGCATGGTGGTTCCGTACGTCCCGGATGCCACTGTGAACGTGGTTGGCTTTACAGCAGACTATGACATGCGGTTCTACGCTGCTGCGCTGACTGGCAAGCTTTGCTCGGTGTCCATCGGTAGGAACATTTCCGACGAGATCATTCCTAATGTCTCGTTCCCTGGAAACTTTAGCCCAGACGAGGCAGATTACTTGGTACAGCGCGGCGTGTCTCCAGCTAAGGTAAGCGGTGCCGTGGTCAGAAACATCATGGCTATAACTACAGACACTACGAATGCGCTTACTGAAGACCTGGGCGTACAGGATGTAAAGGACTATGTAAAGAAGTACTGGAGAGAAGGCCTCTGGACAGCGTTCAAGAACGCTCCTATTACAAGAAGCCTAATCGCCCAAGTGCGCGCTGCCTCCGTTGGGATTTTGGATTACTTGGTTTCACAGGGCACCATTGCAGAATATAGAGAACTGGCTGTCGCACAGGATATTACTGAGCCTAGAAAACTGTTGATATCTGGCAAGATTAAGCCAGCGTTCGGACTACAGTGGATGGACATAACATTTACCTTTGTTATGGCCTTCACAGGCTAGAGGTGAGCCATGCCGTATCCCTACAATTCACTTCCGAATACAGCACACGTTGTATTTTACTCATATGCTATAACCATTGGCAGCGGTGCACAGATCGGATCGTTTGAAAAGTTCTCGTCAAGCTTCACCCGGACGGCAGAGCGTATTCGTGAGGTTTACTACAGCCGTGGCGCTCAAACCAAGGAAATAATCTGGTCAGGTACTGACATACAGGTTACCCTTGATCACGTAGAGCTTTACCAACAGTCCATTCTTCAGGCCATTGGGTTCCAGATTTACACCATTGAGGATTTGAACCAGAGCCTGGATATCCACGAGCTTATGTTCATCCCAGCACAGCCTGGAAGTCCTACGCTGCCGCCAGAGTCGAATGAAGGTGAGATCCGGATTATTACCTACAGAGATTGTGTAGCAACGAACGCCACCAAGGAAGTAAACATTACCAGTGCCAAGATCGTTGAATCGATGACCTTTGAGTGCCGGACGGTAACTGGTGAAGGCTTGCCAATCTCTGTGAACGTTCCGTAAGTAGTAATTTCGAAACGTCCTAGCCGAAACGAGTTTGTAACATGACGTTGATCCCAGAAGTTCAAGAGAGCTTTCCTACTAATACCGAGAATCCTGGCGACAAGGAAAAACAGCAACAGCGCCAGATCCAGGATGACGTAATCAATCCCGGTAATGAAAGCTACGTGTACGAGCAGTTGTTCCTTCTGGGATATGCCGAATCTCCTGGGATACTTGTTTATAAAGATGACAAGAACGAGATCATAGCTAAGTTCAGAACGCTTACTCCCAATGAAATGCGGGATGTCTATGAGGCATCTACACGATTTCAGACGTCTGTGGCCCAGGCAATTACTGAAAAACTGGAAACATTAGCTCGGGCAATTACAACTATAAACAATACGCCTCTAGTTCTGCCGCAAAAGGAGCAGCAAGAGTACTTTGAGAAGTATAATCAGAACCCGTCTCCGCTAACAATGGCCAGAATCATCTTGCATCAGAAGATAAAGGCACTGGTTGTTATCGATGCACTGTACGACAAGTATCTAGAATTCTCGGAAGGTGTGTACAAAAAATTTGAGGACGGAAAAAAAAACTAATTGAGAGTGATTTCTTCAAATTAGACCTTCAGTTACTTGTTTATTTCAAAATTCTTCCTACAGATCCTCGGTTTCAATCCTTAAATATCTTTCAAAAAGCCATGTTAGCATACGGAATTGGAGATGATTTCTCTTTGAAATTTAACCTCGCGAAAAATATACTAGACAAGGTGTTTTGCTACATGAATCCAGAGCTTTGGATAAAGGACAAAGAGAGGGCCGGCGAATTACAGGATCCATACACTAAAGTAAACTTCGAGTTCAAAAAGATACAAGCATATGGGCGCGCTACTGGCATGATGCCACAAAATACCATGATTGCGGATGCACTAAAGAAGGTGTATGGAAATTCTTCCAAAGATGGGCGGCTTTCGGGTGTACCGGGTACAAAGCCGGCAGCAAAACCACCGGTAAAGCCAGACGACGAGGTTTTAGGATAAATGGCCGAGGATACGTTCAAAGGCGGGGGTATAGATTTCCAGTTCGTGGAAAATGCCAAGACCGCAGAAGCGAGCATTGGCAATATCAATTCGTATTTAAACACTGTAAATAATAGTGCCTCTGCATTCTCTGCCGCTATGGCGCAATTAGTAGATCTCTTTGGCAAGCTCCAGAAATTAACTGAGGATATGGACAGTACGGATAAAGAACGATTAAAAACAGAAAAGGGAATGGAGATCTCTGTAGAGTCTCTTTCTAAGAAGCAAAAAAAGATTGCCGAATCGTTAGCTAAACAACTTGATTTGAAAAAGCAGTTTGTTAAGGTTGGCGGACAAGAAATAACAATGGGAAAGGTTACTGAGGCGGAGGCTAAGAAAAAAGAAGTACACTTCAAAAGAATTAAGCAAGAGATTAAGGAGCAGTTGGGTAGTTTGAAGGGCCAACTTACTTCTATGGTTGGATTCAA